AACCTCCGCATCATCCACACCAATGTCATCGACGGCGCGGCAAACCTCGCATCCTCTCCGGCGTGCGCAACCGGGATGCCGGTAACGAATATTCAGCTTGCCCGACGCGGTTCATTCGCGCGCGAAACGACATCGACATCCTGGACAATATCAGGGGAGTACTCCGGCACGGTGTCGGCCTTCTGCCTCGTCGGCCACAACCTGACCGGGACGGCAACGGTACGCCTCCGGCTGTACTCAGACTATGCCAAAACGACCACGGTATATGATTCCACCGCCCTGCCGGTATGGACCCCGCAGGTATGGGGAGACCCGGAAGCCTCCCCCAATGGGGGGCTTGAATGGGGCGTCCTCCCCTGGCTGGCTACCGGCATGCTGCCTGGCACCCCTGAATATTTCCCGGTGTGGTTCACCTCGGTTGCGACCGGAGTGGCGTTCGACATCGACATCGTAGACACCAACAACACGGATGGATACCTGCAAATCGGCAGGGTCTACCTGGGCGAATATTGGAGCCCGGCAGTAAATGACGCCTACGGCTTGAGCATGTGGTGGAAAGAGGCGTCCAAACAAGTTCGCACGGACGGCGGGAGCCTCCGCACAGAAGGATATTACCCTTACCGGGCGTTTTCCTGCTCCTTTGACGCCATGGACGAGACTGACCGCGGTAACTTCATGGAGATCGTCCGCAAGCTCGGCCTCCGGCTGGATTTCTTCATTTCGTTCAACCCTGGCGCCGGGGGAGACATTGAGCGGGATTACATGGCCGCGTGCAAGTTCGTCACCGTTCCGGCAGTGAAGCATCCGGCACACGGGCGGTTCGAAACTGACGTAACGATGGAGGAAATATAGATGGCCGTTGACTACAGCGCATATAAGCCAGTGGTGGCGGACACTCAGTACGCCACGAAAATCAACAGTTTCATCGAGGCTGTCGAGGCCGACATGAATCTGAAACTTGACACCTCGGCTTTCGTTGAGCGTCCGATTGCGGAGAAAACGGCAGACTATACCACGACCACCGATGATTACACGATTGAGATTGACGCAACGATAGCGGATGTGACTATCACCCTGCACGATGCGACAACTTGTGCCGGGCAGCTTCTTTTGTTCCGGCGGGTGGACGCAACGGCATACCTCGGCATCATCGGGGCAATCTACACACTGTACAGCCAGGGCGAAACGGTAACTCTACAGTCCAATGGAACGGCATGGGTCGTGGTGGGGCGATAAATGGCCGGAATTGACACGCGCATACTGGTTACCAACTCAGACGGAATCGGGCGATATCTGGCTATCAGGACATTCCCCGACCACCTGACCATTACGGATGAGTCAACGTCCCAGGTGATGACAATCGCTCTCACAACGACAGTCGAAGGGGAAAATACTGGCGACCAGACGGCCGCGACCGTACCGCTTGAATCAACATGGGGGCTGCTCGCAACCGATTTGCAAGAGGCAGCTCTGGAGCTGTCCGGGAGTGTAGCGGCGGCGTCCGGGGGAAACTTTATAGTCCTCGAATCAGACCCGATGTTGCCGAACGCTACGCTGCTGAGTGAGGTCGAGCCTGAAGAATTCCCTACGCTCAACCAGGACACGACCGGGACGGCAGCAAATCTGTCAGGCACCCCAGATTTGCCTGACGGGACAACAGCGGCAACCCAGGCGGCAGATGACAATACCACGAAACTGGCTACCACTGCTTTTGTCCAGCAAGAAATCAGTAACGACACAACAAAATCACCAGTGGCTGGGCCGGGTTCTTCTCAGTCGTTTACCGTGGGGAATTTCGGCTGCAACGGAGCGTCTCCACAGGGAGCGTACGCGGTCCGGGCGGATGCTACTGATCTTGCGACAGCGTTGACCCTTCTCAATCAGATCAGGGCTGCGCTCATTGCAAACGGAATTACAGTGTAAAGGGGCAAAAATATGGCGATACGAGTATTCAATCCGAACGGCTTCCATGTTGAAATAGCCAGTTTGGCCGCGGCAGCCGCACTCTCTTGGCCGGGGGATTTGAGCGTGGCGATAGATTCGGCAGTATCGCTCTCGGGTGATTTGACTTGGCCTGACGACCGGTTATTGGACCTGCGCCCCGGGGGACTCATAAATCTTGCCGGGTATACCATCACATTCGAGTCTGAGCCTCGGCTCGGCAGGTATCAGGCGTTTTCGGGTTCCGGGTCGGTGGTCTTCCCTTCAGGCACCATTCCCTTCCCAGAATGGTGGGGAGCGGCAGGAGATGGCGCTACGAACGATACGGCCGCATTTACAGCGCTTGAGGCCAGCGTCACAGGGCAAACGGTTGATCTCGGCGGAAGAACTTTCCTTGTTGACGCGCAGGTGACCGGCAACACGTATATCAACGGATACTTCAAGCGAACCGCCGATGCTCACATATTCAAGGCAGGGCGGAACCCGTCACATGATAACAGGGGCGCTGAAATCACGGTAAAAAACCGCGCGGCACGGTTCGGTACTGAGCCCGGAATTGACAGGGCGATCATCGTGCTCGGCGACAGCATCAGCCACGGCGCATATGCCGGAGATTTGTACCAAAACGGATGGGTCAACATCCTAAAGAGGATGATGAACGTGGAGACTCGGAACCGCGGGTATGGCTTCGCCCCACTGGGGACGCTGGGGAGCGGAGCGACATTGTCCAAGGAAGTGCACGATATAACTGTATCCGGCGGGGGGTGGAATTTCTACCACTCTACAGTGGAAGGCGGAACCGACATTATCCAGGGATATGCTTACGAAGGCACGTCTGCCGGGACATACATTGAGGCTGTCGTACCAACATTCCAGCAGTACGTCAGGGTCTGGTTCATGTATCAGCCAGGGGGCGGCAATTTTACTGTCACGATCAATGGGGTAGCGCAGCCTCAACAGACAACTGATCTAAGTTATCGGGCTGGCTGGAGCAATCTCTACCAGATGCTGGACGACGGATCGGGAAAATGCACTATCAGGGTGACCATCGACAGCGGGCCGACAATCATCTGCGGTTTCGGCTACGAAAAGCCTGTGACGACATCTCCGGCCACGGCTGGGAACGTAGTCCAGAATTTTAGCCAGTCAGGGAGACGGTTGTATATGGCAACGGAGGGGATGATCGAAAGCGCATGTAAGGGCTCGATGCTGATACTTGCGCTCGGCTTCAATGATCACCTGGACTGCGATTCGGACGCCGACTATAACGCGGCGTTTCAACAACGGATCGATTGGATCATAGAGTACTGCCTGCAATACAATACGACTTTGGTTGTGGCAGATTTCTGCTGGTGGGCGACACCTGACAACCTTGCCAGAAAAGGGCTGAGGCGGGCTGCTATGGAGGCCCGGGGAATATATGTGCCGTTGCCTGATTATGTGACTCGCGACCAGTTGCTGAAAACTGAATTTTATAACCCTTCATACCCGACCGATGGGACCGATTTGTTGGTGACAAATCTTCAGATGTGGGTTGACGGGGCGCATCCGAATGTGTACGGGCAAAAATGGATAGCGGAAACAATCGCAAAAGCAATGGGCCTGTCATGCACGTCAAAAGAACAGGCGCTCGCGCATTACGATTGGGCATGGCCTATACAATTTGATGCTGCATCGAATTTCAAGAATCGGTTTACAGCAATGCCGTACCTTAGTTTTGTCCGCCGGAATGGCTCGGATTTACTTTTCTCCCTTCACTTTATCACAAAATCCGGGGCGAATATTTCCGTAGGGTCTGCGCAGGTCTTGAGCAAGGCTCTTACTGCGGCCCTCAGCAGGCAATTTGTTGCGTACTCAACCGCACAGGTCACGCAGCAACCGATTATGCTGGCTGGAGACGGAACCGTGCATGTAGCCGTATCAATGACCCTGGATTGCATTATCAGTATTCGCTGCGTGACCGCCAGCGGCACTTATGTTGACGGTACGTTCAGGGCGCCATTCGATCACTACAACTGATGACAGAGGATTCAGAAAATGAACAGAATCAATCGGCTTCTTTATTTTAATGGCTATCGTGACGAGTTCGGGGCGCTACAACAGGAGCAAGTAGACGGCCTGGAATTCTTGCTTGGAGCTCTTGAAAATGATAATCATGTGATTGAAATATCTTGGGCGGCGTACATACTGGCTACGGTGAAGCATGAAACGGGAGATACATTCCTTCCTGTCGAAGAGGTTGGAAAAGGGAAGGGCAAGCCATACGGGCAGCCTGCCCGAAATGGTAAGGTATTTTACGGCCGAGGATATGTGCAACTTACTTGGGAGCGGAATTATCTTATTATGGGTCCGTATGTTGGAGAGGACCTAGCCAGTCATCCGGAGCGCGCCCTTGATAGAGTCGTGGCGTACTGCATCATGTCAATCGGGATGCGGAAGGGGATGTTTACCGGCAAGAAGTTGGGCGACTACTTGAAGGGTGATTCTCGCGATTACCAAAACGCCCGGAGGATCATCAACAGGGTAGATTGCGCAGAGAAAATAGCAAAATACGCCGTGAAGTTTGAAAAAATACTCAGGAATGCACAAGAAATGGAGAAAGTATGAAAAATCTCAAAACAACACTGGCAGGCGCGGTAACTGGTGGGGCACTCATCTATGCTGGGATCAAAACAGGAAACAACGAATTGATTTTGGCAGGGATTGCAGCGATCCTCCAGGGGTGGGCGGCAAAGGACCGCGACGTAACCGGCGGGACTGTGCAGCAGTAGGCAGATAAGGCCCTTCGATGTGAAGGGCCTTTTTGTTATGGTACCGGGAGCCGGAATCGAACCGGCACGCCCTTACAGGCGGGAGATTTTGAGTCTCCTGTGTCTACCTGATTTCACCATCCCGGCGAATATGTCAATGGGTATGTCAACAGCATGTCACCGGCAGGTTGTAAATAGATGAATTCATAATAGGTTTGATGTGACAGGGCTGGATTTTGAGTCCGTGGCTAGTGTCGCGGACCTTTGCCCCGCTTTGTTTTGCGGGTATTTTTGTTGACATCATTTGTCACGGATTTCCATTTCCCCATTTCCGCTGCCAGGTGAGAGGCTGTCACGTGGGAATAGATTTCCGTGGTTTTGATGCTCTCGTGTCCCATGATGATTTGAGTTGCCCTCGTAGGGATGCCGAGCTCGGTGCTGACCGCCCCGAACCAGTGCCGCAGTAAATGATGATATATCCGAGCGTCAAATCCCGCCCTTCGCGCCGCCTCCTTGAGCGTGCCGCGTAGATCATGGTACGGCCTTCCCGTTGCCTTGTTCAGAAACAAAAAGCCGTCAGAAACGGATTCTGTGCGCTTGAGCACTTCTTCCCATATTTCTTGCGCCGGCACCGGGACGACCCGCTGTTTGTTGCCCTTCCCCCGCACGATGATAGCCTGCCGGGACTTCAGTACATCTTCTTTCGTGAGCCTCAACGCCTCGGACATTCTCAGGCCGCAGAAAGCCATAAGCTGTAAGGGCAGCCTTCGGCGCGGGTGGGCTTGCGCGAGTATCTTGACCACATCCGCCACGGACGGCACGACCGGCACGGGAGCTTTTGTCATTTTCGAGGGGAACTTCTTCACTCGCAACGCTTCGTCGATCCTCCCTTGTTCTACCGCCCATTTCAGGAGCATGGACAGGGCGCATAGCTCTTTGTTAATTGTGGATGGAGTCACTCCCTCCTCTATCCTGGCCTCTTTATACCGATCAACCAGAGCGTGAGAAATCGACATGAGACAGTACTTACCCAGATGCCGCTGAATGTGCTCGATACTGTAAATTGTGCGCTCATATCCTTTCTGCAGGTGATCATGTTTGTAGGCGGCAAGAAAGTCGGGTACGATTTCGTGCAGCCGCGGGTTTGTCGAATGCGCGGAAGGCGGCCGAATCAGTTTTTTCAGCTCATCGTGGACTTCTTGCGCCTCTTCTCTCGTGCCCTCGAATGCCGGTCGCTGGCGGTTTTCGCCGTGCCCAACATCAAGCTGCCACCAGCCGTCCCCTTTTGTGGGGTGTTTCCTGATACTCATGCCTTCACCAGCCCGCGAATCCTGTCCCGCCAGAACGGGCACCATTCCACTCCGGCATCAACGGCCGCCGCCTGTAGTTCCGACTGTACATCTTTCCATTTCGCCTGATGCCCGTAATAGTACCCGACCAGCCGCCGGCACGGCAGCTCTCGGATGGGCCACCCCGCCAGGAACTCAAGCGCCCCGCCCTCGATCACATAGCACCAGGCATCCCGCTGATCGCAATTCAGCGCGGAAGCGTAGCAGCGCAGCACTCCGGCCACCCTGCCCGTGCCCCACAGCATCGGGCTTCCGGTGTAGCAATGACATCCCCGCGTCTGTCCGATGTAGTCCAGGATGGCCAGCGCCCGCGTAGCGCCCTCGATATCCTTCCCGAAGGCACAGACATGCATGTTATCCCTGAAGGCGTACCTGGGGGCGTGCCGGGCGAGTTCCGCCGCCTGCTTGGCATATGCTCCGCGCCCGTCCATGAAGCTGATCGCCAGCAGCATGTCGGGGTGCAGCTCCACCGGGATGTTGGTCGGGGCGGGGGTGTTGAGACTAAGGGGATTCGACATGTTGAACGCCGTCGGTGACTTCTTCCGCGATATCTTTGATGGTTTCGTCCAGAGGCTTCATGTCTGATTCCCCGCGAATAGGGGCCACATGTTCGCCACCGGGTTTGTCCAGAGTGCCAGACACGGTGAGCTTGTAGAGCCGGTTTGACGCGGTATATGTCCCGAGTATGGTTCGGGCTACCCTGCCGCTCGTCATGGTGTCTACACGTTCAAGTTTTAGATTCAAGATGTAGTCGGTTACTCCACATTTTTTATCAACCTTCAGGTCGGTGTCCTGGCAGATCCAGTCGATAATGCCCTTGCGAAGGCCTGGCTCAATCTGAGCCACCACGTCTTTTCTTATTTCAACAGGGTCTGAGGTGCTAAACTCTTCAATGGATATCGGGGGAACGCAGAGTGTACCGGTACGTGTTACGTGAGGCGCACACCCTGCAGAAATCATCAACGCAAAAACCAGTAAAAATATTTTCATGCACCCTCCTTACTGTTGCTCATTTCGCTCATTAGAATTCTTGCAATCTGATTTTAGCGATACTATATTAGCGCAAATCAAATCTAGGAGGTAACAAGATGGTGACGGGAAACGCTCTGGAGAATAACTGTGAAACCATCCCCGAGCCCGAGGCCACCGACAGCCAGAAGATCGAAGCAATTAAGCAAGTGTTGATGTCAAACAACCATCTCAGCACAATAGTAGCCCTCATTTGCGCAGTAATCATGCACAAGAGGTAACTCCTCCAGTCTCCGGGGGGGGGCGGCAGAATGCTACCCCCTTCCCTTCTCCGCTTCCCTCATTCTGTTTTTCCAGTCAATAAAATACTCCCCTGCTTTTCCTGGCCCCATTTTAATTATTTCCAGCATGACGAGCTTTTGATCGACAGGGAGATCCATACCGGCAATCGTTTCTTCGATTGTTTGGCTCGGCTTCACGTCGGTCATTTCCCCCACACCACCCCGCAACCACGCCTCGCTCACCCTGAACCTGCTCGATATCGCTATAACGATAGGATCTGACGGCTCACGCTTGCCCGTTTCTATTTCGTTATAGGATGATTGCCCTATTCCGATAGCCGCCGCAAAATCCGACTGTGACAACCTCGCGTTATCCCTCACCATTTTTAATCGATTACAAATATTTTTATCCATATACGATTTACCTATTGACTTTCTATCGGAATCCGATTATAACTTAATCATAAAGTTATTGATAACCGATTGATAACACAATTTAAGATGAAAAGTAAAGGAGGTGATCGTTTTGGCAAAACCAGTTTACATCCTGGCTATCAAATTTCCAAAGGAAATGGAGGCCGAACTCAAGGCACTGGCGGCACAAAAAGGGCTCTCCCCCACCGCTTACGGGAAAATGCTGTTTTACGAAAAATTGAACAAGGCAGCATAAAAAATCACTACACGGGAGGCACCCCATGTCAGACGAAACCACCCAGAAATCAATGATTTGCAAATTAAGCGGCAAATTCTGCGAACCCACCCTGTGCGCCTACTGGAAGCGCGGCATTCTGGTCACCGCCGACGGTAAGGCAATCCCTAACCTCCCTATTGGACTCTGCACTGCCTGATTGTACCACTGTAACGCCAGTCAACAAAAAAACAAGTGTAGTCACGGGGGATTTTACAGTGATCCAAACGTTCAAAGGCGCATTGCACACTGTCATTTTCGGTTCGGACGTACCCGCCAAGCAATTATGCGACAACGTAGGTAAGGGATATACCTACCTCGCCAACGCCGCCAACGAGAGCCAGGAGGACAGCCACCTGCGAGGGCGCGACATCATCACGCTCACCAACGCGACCGGCAATTTTGCACTGCTGGACTTCCTGGAACATGCGTGCGGACGGGTGGCGTTCAGGATCCCGGAGCTGGGCAAGGGAGGCGCGGAGTCGTTCAACGAGTCAGTCATCAAGACCATCGAGCACCTGGGCGAACTCTCGCGCAAGTACCGCGAATACATGTCGGACAACATCCTGACCATGGACGAGCGGAGGGAACTGGAAGCGCTGAAATTTGAAATCATGCGGCACGTTATGAGCCTTTTAGAGGACATCACGAAATGAACATCGAGAAGGAAATCATCGAAATCAAGGCCATGCTGAAAACCCTGGTCGAGCAGACCGCCCCGCCGCCTCCGGTAAAAACGAAAGTACAGCTTCGGGCGGCAGCACGGGAACTGTTCGCAGATAAACCACGGAGGCAAAAATGAAAAAGCCTGTCGTAGCACACCGTTGCCCGAGATGTAGAGAGTACACCGATGAAGTCTGTTACTGCAAGCCGTGCCAGACCGTGCTGAAACGGCCTCACCTGATGGTCGCGTCCATCCCGTATCACAACAACTCGCTGCTGTGGAGGTGATCATGTGGATCCTTCTGGCCGTACTGATACTGTTCCTCGGCCTGGTCGCAATTTGCACCGTGATGGGAGCAACGAAGCTGAAGCGGGAGATGCGCTATCAGCAGAAATTGAATGATTCGCTTCGGGACATTCTTGAAGGGGAGCCGACATGAACGTGACATCGCCATATTTCGCGGTCGTGGCATTCCTGGGGATCATCCTGATTATGGGCCTAGTCGGTCAGTGCCAGTACAAAGAGGAGCAGGAACTACCGAGGCTCACCCGTGAGCAGAGATCGGAAATCATGAGCCGCCAGTCTGAGTTTGACCGGGAACAGCATGTTGATATGGCTGACCGGATCTTGGCTGCGAGGACTGAAAGGGCGTGGAGAGAGAAACAATGAACATCACAGTGCATGGAGTCAAGATTGAGGTGGAATTTGAATACCACCGCGCCCGACGCGGAGCCAGGGACAGCTTCGGAGTCCCAATGGAGCCTGACGACCCCGAAGACGTAGAGATTAAGTCGGTGAAGGTTGGTGGAGCTGAGATTATCGCTCTGCTCGGGATGAAAGAGATAGCGGAGATTGAGGAGGCGGTCATCACGCAGATGAAAGAAGATGCCGCAGAGTGGAAGCAGGATAGGTATTGGAGGACGGCGGTATGAAAGTAATCAACACCTGCAACGAGTGCGGAGAGGAACTATCAACATCAACCCGGGTGCGCTCAAACGGTGACATAGAGGTATCCGTTGACCTCTGCCCGACTTGCGTAGCCCGTGCCGTCCAACTGGCCAAGGAGAACGGCTGGATTGAACAGAACATTTTACGAAGGGGGAAAATAGCGGCATGAGCGAACGATGCCCGAAATGCGGAAGAAATATGCTACCGGGGACACCCGGAGAAATGGCGTGCTTAACGTGCGGTAAACGGGTCTATGAGGCGTGGCCGGCTGAACGGAAGCCGACGCGCACCATTCAGGAACTGAACGGAGCAGACCAGTACCAGGATTGCGAGGTGTGTAACACCCGGATGAGAGTCAGCACAAACCGCCCGTACTGCTCCCTGTGTGAGACGAAATTGAGGCGGTGGAGAAATGGCCCGCAGACAGGACCGGCACCGATCATTCAGGTTAATGGAAAGTGGATGCGAAACCCGGAATGGCTGGGGAAAAAGAACCCACGAGGTCCGTCGCATAATATGAGTGCGGCGGCATAACGGAGAGGAGAGGAAATGAACGGAAATCTTGCTGAAAAAATATCACCACAACACGGCATCGAATCGGATTGGTACAAGGCCCGTCAACGCGGCATCGGCGGATCTGATATCGCAGCAATCATGGGGCTGTCGCGCTACAAAACTCCGCTTCAAGTCTACCAGGAGAAGCGCGGGGAAGTCGGTTCAATCCCTGACAACTGGCGCATGTTGGTTGGCCGCACATTGGAACCCGCGATCCGGCAATTCTACGCCGACGCAACCGGTCACACGGTACGAGTCCCAGAGTCAATCATTACCTGCGAAAAATATCCCTTCATGCTGGCGAACCTTGACGGCTACACCGATGAGCCCCGCGTGGTCGAAATCAAGACCGCCTGGAGTGGCCGTGAATGGGGAGAACCGGGAAGCGCGGAGATACCGCAAGAGTATCTTTGCCAGGTGCAACATTACATGATCGTTACCGGGTATGAGGTCGCGGATGTGGTGGCTTCAATAAGCAATAAGGAGCCGGTCATCTACACCGTGGAGGCCGACAAGGAATTGCAGGGGCTCATGCTCGATGAAGCGGCAGCGTTTTGGGATCTGGTGCAGAAAGGTATCCCGCCGGAGCCTACAACCTACGCCGAAGCAATCCAGAAATACGGCAGTCTCGCCGTCACCGGGACCGTGGAAGCGTCAAGGGAAATCATCCAGACCGTGAACAGGCTGAAGGTTGTCAAGGAGTCCCTGAAGGCGCTGGAAGCCGAGGAAGAGAATTTAAAGGGCAAGGTGATACTTGCGCTTGGGGACCGGGCCGACACCCTCATGAACCACGGCAAGCCGTTAGTGACATACCGCGTTTCAAAACCCTCCGAGCGGTTCGATACCGACTCATTCAAGGTTGCTCACGCGGATCTCTATCAGCAATTCAAAAAAACCATCAACGGAAGCCGTCGCTTCCTTATCAAGTAAGGGGAGAGAAAAATCATGGAAGTAAATCCTTTTGGAGCAAATGGAAACAACGCCTTAACTGTCAAACCCCAACAACAGAACGCGCTCGTTGAGGTTGAACAGCGTCGGGCAATAGCCGAGGTCCAGGCCGCGATCATGCTGGCAAAGCAGTTTCCGCGTAACCCCATCGAAGCAATGGACCGTATCCTTACCGCTTGCCAACGTCCTACCCTTGCCGAGCAAGCCCTGTATTCCTACGCACGCGGCGGGACTGACATTACAGGGCCGTCAATCCGGCTGGCTGAAGCAATCGCGCAGAACTGGGGAAACCTTCAGTTTGGTGTCAGGGAACTGTCGCAGTCGAACGGAGAAAGCACGGTCGAATGCTATGCCTGGGACGTGGAAACAAACACGCGTCAGGTCAAGGTTTTCCAGGTGCCTCACGTCCGACACACCAGGCAGGGCAGGAAGCAACTGGAAGATCCCCGCGACATTTACGAGGCGGTGGCAAATCAGGGATCGCGCAGACTCCGCGCCTGCATCCTGGGCATCATTCCAGGCGATGTGGTTGAGGCTGCGGTGAAGCAATCCGAGCAGACTCTTACCGCTAAAGCCGACACATCCATTGACGCTCAGAAGAAGCTAGTCGAGAAGTTTTCCGATTATGGCGTATCGAAAGGGCAAATTGAGAAGCGGATACAGCGGCACCTGGATGCAATCACACCCGCGCAGATCGTATCCCTCCGCAAGATTTACAACTCCATGAAGGACGGCATGAGCAGCCCCGCCGATTGGTTTGAGGTGGACGAGGAGAAGCAGCCGGAAACGAAGGTCGCGGATACGCTGAAGGATAAATTGAGGGGTAGAAAAGCGAAAGAGGAAGCCGCATCTACCGGCGAAATCCCCATCACCACCGAGGAAAAAACAGAGGTCGCACCCTCTCCCCTCCCGAACGTGGACAGTGACGATGACGGCTGGCCTGACCCTCCCGGCGCAGTTGAACCCTGCCCGGAATGCGGAGAAGTGGGCGGCCATGCGATGTCCTGCCCCTGCGCTGAACCACCCGAGGGGGAATAAATGACCACAGTACCCGACAAACAGAAAGCCGTCATCCTCTCCATCGGCCTGTGTTGCATCGAGGCTGTCTACCGGGAGGAGAAGCCGCAATCATTCCCACACAACAAGCTCGCCGCGGCGATGACGAATATTGCCAAGGCGACAGATGACTATCTCTCGGAGGCTTTCCAGGGTCCAGACATGGCAAAAGCCGAGGAGATTTTCAACGTCACGAAGAAGGCCGTAGACAAGCATTTCAAGCCGCCCCGCGTGAAACGGACGGCAACGGGCAGGACTCGCGGGCAGGATGGGCGATTTATTTAACCTCAACGCGGGGAGTAATCCCCGCAGAAGGAACCGGTATGACAAAAGATGAGAAGTTGAAGAAGGCGTTGGAGGCGCTGAAGAATATCTACTCTGACCCTACTATTGAGTACACGAAAGACTACGCTAAACAGGCTTATATTTTACTCACCGCCCCTCGCATGGAGCCGGTAGAGGTAAAGAGGTGGGAGCATCACGATAAGGACGAAAATATCTTGTTCGTTTCTAAGACGCCTATCTACCTTCACTCTCACGATAAGACACAGGGGCATAGGGTTATCGAACTCACCGGTTCATACCAACGCCCCGTATCGGAGCCGGAGGTGTGGGAAGGGCAGGTGGTGGATTACTCTCCTGTAGGAAGTGCTGTATTTAATGTGCCGTATAGTTGGATAGGCAAGACCGTAGAGGTCCGGCTGAAGGAGGGAGAATGATTTGTAAAACCTGTGGCAACCTACTTGAAGACTGTGAATGTGAAAGAGAATCATCCTTACCGATAGACTTTGGTGACGATGAAAGAGTTTGGGGCTATGACGGAGATACCCTGTGAAGGAGGGAGAATGAAACCATCACAGTTGATATCAAGGGCAAATATAGATGATGCCTACGACAAACTGCACGAAGAGCACGAAAGGCTGAAACAAAGCCATGATTTTGACGCCAAAAGGTTGCGCGTACTCGCTAAAGTCGCAGGCTGTGAGGACGGAGTACCAGATGACGCAACGGCTGTTTCTTGCGCTGGCACAGTTCTTGGCATGATTCGGCTAAACGTTGAGCGAATAGTGGCTGACCGTGAGAAATTGCTCAACGAAGTAGACCGCCTCACCGCCGAACTGAATAAGTGGACTACGCGACAGCCTGATTATGCAAATTATCGCAGAGGCGTTGAGGACGAGCGAGGGGCTTGCCAGCAACAGATTAAAGCCGAAGGAGAGAGAGCGCTGGCGATAATAAAAGACCTTGAGGTCAAACTCCAAGCCGCCGAAGCCCGCTCCGAGCAGCACCTTGCCGATCAAGATATGTTGGTGGCGCAAGAGAGGAAGCGGGTGGCGAAAGATTGCGCTGATTTTGCCGAAGGATTTACCGGGTGTGATTGGATTGCCACGAGAATCCGCGAAAAGTACGGGGTGAAGGGATGAAAATAATATCGGCAATCAAGGAAGCATTACGCCAGAGGTATTTACGGACACAGCGTGAGAAAATACCTCCTCATTATGTCATTGAGCAGCCCGGAGATCTCCTGCACATTCCCTCCGATAAACTCCACCTGTGTCTGGCAGAACTAGAGGATTGCTTAACCGAGATCCACAATTTAAAGCGCATGGGAGCTATGGGTGGCAAATCTGCCCTGGTGATGCTGAAGCGGTTCGTGTGGATAGATGACGGTGAGAATAATAAGCATATAGGGGTGGAAGATTGAGACTCACAGAACAGGAATACGAGGACTTGATAAAGCGCCGTGCCGGTCAGATACGGGACATCGCGCACCAACTCAATATCCCTGCTCCCCGCAATGCTGAAAAGCTGGCAGAGGACACGATCCCGCTGTCCAGTTACCCGGTGGCGATGGTTAAGCCGCGGGAGGTGCCGAACCGATTTGAGCACCCGGCACCTGATCCACCCACTGAGGACCAAGAGCAAAGGACCGTCGCGCAATTCCTAGACCTGTTAGGCTTCAGATGGGCGCATCCTCCCAACGGTGGCAGCCGCAACGTCATCGAGGCGAAGAAGTTCAAGGGCATGGGCGTGAAGGCTGGCATCCCGGACATCCTGATATTCGACATCCCTCCCGGAAGTGATTACAAGGGCGTGGCTATCGAACTGAAGCGGCTGAAGGGTAGAAGACTCTCCGACGAGCAGCGGGAGTGGCTTGATGCCCTTTCGGAGCGCGGGTGGCTTACGAGGTGCTGCAAAGGGGCTGATGAGGCAATTAAGTTTATTCGGGAGGTTTACGGGAAATGAGCCTAGACACCACAAAAATTGAACGTATCGGCCCGGACTACTGGCGCAACTCTCAACTCTCGATAGCCCGTCATTTCGGCGCATGTATCCTCAACAATACCCGCTACATCCTCTGCCCTGATACTGATTATCTAGTGCGCGAGGATGTGTGGAAAAGGGAGCTGAAGGAGAAGAAGAAACTGGCGAAGGTAGCGAAGGCTGAAAAGAAGAAATGGGCGCAGGGGGAGTTATGAGCGCAACCGGAAAGGAGAGATGATGTTTGGAGTAAGGATTATAGAGAGCCACATCATGACAGAGGCAGGAGAGCCTTACGAGGTAGCGCGAACATGGCGAGAGAGACTTTTTAGCCTACCGTGGCGGCCCCTGAAAGCTACTAGAACGGTAGTCCCTCAAGTACCCATGAGATCAGTGATAAAACTGGCAAACGGAGATCTCGTAATGCACCCCGCTATAGCGGAAGAATTCAAGCACAAACTTATGCCTGAACGCTCTATGTTGTTCGGCAGGGATGTATTATGAGCGCAACCGCCCCCGCCCGTTCCACCTGCTCAATCTGCGGAGCCGTACCATGTCATGGCGAGTGCAAGAAGTGTTCTGTCCGGCTGGCGGGAGAGTGTCGGAGTGGGAGGTTGGCGGTGTATCGGGATGGAATCTGGCGGTGGGTTTGCTATGAGTGCGCAGGGGAAAAATAACGACAAGGGTGAGCGGCCAGGCCGCTCGAATCGCTGGTTATCTGCCAGCAGTTGAAAGGGGCTAAGATGTCAGAAACTTATGATCAACAGATGAAAGATTCAGACATGATATTCACGCAGATCACGACCGGAAATTTTGACAATTTTGCTGATGTGCAACGACTCATTTGCACATTGTACGTCCCAGACATGACAATTTCGAGGGCAGGGATAAGCCATGCTCTTAAACGGCTGGAACAGCATTTTAGCAGATAACGCCCCCAGGTTGAGCGGCCCGCCCGCTCTAACCCGTGGTATGAGTGCGATAAAGGAGATGGGATGAAAACAGTATCATGGTTCTCCGCTGGAGTATCGTCGGCAGTGGCAACAAAACTGATGATAGACCAGATAGACGAGATAATTTACACACACATTGACGACCAGCACCCGGACACAATGCGGTTTGTTCGTGACTGTGAGGTATGGTTTGGGAAGCCGGTGACGATATTACAGAGTCCATACAAGAGCGTTGAGGGTGCAATCATGGCAACGGCAGCATATCCCTCTGGCGTGTACGTCAACGGGCCGCGCGGGGCAAGTTGCACTCGTTACCTAAAGCGCCAGGTGCGGCAACAGTGGGAATACGAGAATGCGGGGCCGTTTCGGTACGTGTGGGGGCTGGATTACAACGAGCGACACAGGGCGGAGAGGATTGTGGAAAACCAGTCGAACCATGAACACGTATTTCCGTTGATCGAGCGGCGGCTATCGAAAGAACAGGCGCACGAAATTTTGAAAGCGTCCGGCATACGTCGCCCCGGCATGTACGAACTTGGATACCACAACAACAACTGTGTCGGCTGTGTAAAAGGCGGTATGGGATATTGGAACAAAATACGGCAGGACTTCCCCGAAGTATTCGCGCAACGGGCAGCAATGGAGCGAATCGCGGGGGCAACCTGTATTAACGGGGTTTTCCTGGACGAACTAGAACCGGAAAGAGGCCGTCACGAACCGCCTATCGTGGGCGATTGCGGAATTCTCTGCGAAGTGATGAGTTTATAACGCCTTCAGGTTGATCGGCCCGCCCGCTCTAACCCGTGGTATGAGTGCGATAAAGGAGATGGGATGACCCAACACTACACCCGCAGCACAACTCAAGTCCTAGCATACTGCCCGACCTGCAACCGCCGTACTATGCACAGGGTAGACGATAGGCGACTAGGGCCATGCCTCGAACATGGCGCGTCGGGGATGACGAAGAAGCAAGAGGCGTTACAGAAGCGGCTGAAAGAGGAAGCGGAGCAGCCGGGATTGTTTGGAGGTGATAAATAGTGTCATGTCCGAAATGCGGCTGCAAAGTGACTTATTTCCACTCCTACTCTGACGGCTACGAACGGGAGAGGTGCGCGGCTTGCCGACATATTTTTTTCACAATGGATGCCGACGATGAGGAGGAATTTTGAACACCGAAGGCAAAAAATTCGACAACGGAAAACTCGATTGGCACTCCATGCCCCTTGAAATACTTGAACCATTGGTTGAAGTATTCGCGGCAGGGTGCCGGAAATATGAGCGTTTTAACTGTCTGCAACCGTTTGAGGATGGGGATCGGAGATTCTTTTCGGCGGCAATGCGGCATAGTGCAAAATCGCAGCTCGACCCGCTGGCAGTGGACCCGGAAACGGGCTGTCTTGAGGGTGCGGAAGCGGCGTGGAATCATTTGCTGCGAGTTTATCATGCGAGGAGGGCCAGTGCACAAACCGGCAAAGTTCCAACTGATAAATGACCATTTCCAGAACTACAAGGGATACGGCATCCCGAAGGCACAGCTTGTTATCGCTGACATTCCGTACAACATAGGCAAGGACGCTTATGGAAGCAATCCTTCATGGTACATAGGTGGTGATAATGCCAACGGAGAGAGCAAACTTGCCAACACAGAGTTTTTCGATACCGACAAGGATTTCCGAATCACGGAGTTTCTACACTTCTGCTCGACCCTGATGGTGAAGGAGCCGAAGGAAACAGGGAAAGCCCCCTGCATGATCGTGTTCTGTGCCTTTGAGCAGCAATTTGAGTTGATAGAGAAGGCGAAGAAATATGGACTGAACAAGTATATCAATCTGGTGTTCAGGAAGAACTTCTCCGCGCAGGTACTCAAGGCCAACATGCGAGTAGTCGGCAACTGTGAATATGCACTACTGCTGTACCGGGACAAGCTCCCGAAGTTCAACAACGACGGAAAGATGGTGTTCAACTGCTTGGATTGGGAGAAGGATAGTGATACGCCGAAGATCCACCCGACACAGAAGCCGGTGAAGCTCCTTGAGCGGCTGATCAGTATCTTCACGGATGAGGGTGACGTGGTGATTGATCCGTGCGCCGGCAGCGGGTCAACTCTCCTGGCGGCCATGAATTGTGGCAGGAGATCCTATGGATTTGAGATAAAAAAGGACTTCTATCGGGCAGCGCTAGAGTTGTTGGAGGCTCGCAAGACAGAGATTGATGAAGTGAACAAGTGCGGATTCAGCCCTACAGTAATGGAAAAGACGCATCCGACATTATTCAAGTCGTTGTGCGCATAAATCCACAGAGATATCGAATATCTCCCGTGCAAATAAGAAAAACCGGGTTTATTATGGCAAGTGTAATTTTAAAAAAGAATACAGCAAACCGCATTGGGCTAGAATGCGAGCGTTACGATATGGTTGAGACTGCATATGTGGTCCGGCCCGAAAGCCCGTTCATGTGCTAGCCCCGCATGGATGGGCTTTCTTGTTTATCACAGGGATGTAAACATGGGAATAACAGCACCAGGCCGAATGATAAATGCAGATATTTCACGATCAAGAAAGATCGCCAGCCTGTCACCGAAGGCTATGTCTCTTTTTTGTCTGCTCATACCTCACTTCAATGCGCACGGCAAAATGCTGGCAAATGTCCATCTGATAAAAGGGTTGATATGTCCATACATCGAATGGCTCCCGGTTGATGAGATAGAAGCGCTGCTGATGGAAATAAGCGACAAGACGAACGTGAAATACTGGACAGATGATAGCGGAGAATATCTGCAAAGCCTCAACTGGATCGAGCATCAACAGTTGAGGGCCGACCGTCTCGGGAAGGATTATTTGCCCGATTGTCCTGATGAACTCCCGGACTACTCCCGGACTACTCCCGGACTACTCCCGCTAGAAGTTAAGGAGAAGTTAAGTAGAAGAGAAGAAGAAGATCTTACTATCACCACCATAACAGAGTCAGTAAGTACTAGGATGACCCCAGGCGAATTGAGGCAGCGTTTTGAGGTGGTGACTAAAAAGCGAATCAATTCCGGATCTGAAATCACCGTGCTACAAGACCTCGCGAAGGAGTTCACCACCGACGCCCTGGAAGAAGGGCTACTCACGACAGCGGCAGCGAACCCTGATTATCCGTTGCCGTATTTCCGCAGCGTGATGAAAAGCCGGGAACCACCACAACCGAAAATCGACACGTCAATGTTTCGGGCGGCGCTGGAAGAGGACAGGAGGAACCGTGAACAGGCGAATGTTTGACGAAGGCATGGGAGAAATCTCTCGGCTGTTTCGTAAGGGGTACAAAACCGAAACCGTCGCCGCGATATGGGACGCAGTTAAAAGCGAGCCAGATTCAGCGATGACCAGAGCATTTTACCGGGTAGAGGTTGAATTCCACCCCGATCAGTTGGTACCGATTGCGAAAATCCGAGACATCATCCTCCAGGAAGGGAAGAAAATCCGGGAAGCGGATACGGTGCGCCGTGAACAGGAATCAGCGCAGATGAAGAAGGAAGAGGCGCAGCCGTGGGCGGAACCGTCAACCTCCTACGGGAAGGCATGTGCATCGTTCCTGAAAGCCGCCTTTTCCGGGCAGTATAGCCGCGAGCAGTTAAAGGCCATGGCTGAAAAGCAGGAAGCGAGATTTCACAAGATGGGCTTTGATGCGTGGCTGGATGGCGTATTGACTGAGGAGGGATGGGAGAAGCGGCATAGAAGGGGTGGTGCTGTGAAGGCGCTGGCAGCATGAAAATAATCAGGGTATTTCCACGAAAGACCAAAGCAACGCCAGACGACGATCTTGTTCGGTTCGGCCCCCCTGACCTGTTTGACGAGGCTGACGAGGTGCATGTCTCGGTAACGTTCACATGGGATTTGCCACTGGCTGAGAAACTGGCAAAAGCATGGTCTCCGGTGGCTCCAGTTAAGATTGGAGGTCCTGCAACCGGGGAGTCTGGTGGAGAGTTTACCCCGGGCCGGTATTTGAAAAACGGCTACGTCCTCACTTCTCGCGGATGCCCGAATAATTGCTGGTTCTGTTCTGTACCAAAGCGTGAAGGCTCCATCCGCGAACTGCCTATTACAGAGGGCTGGAACGTGCTGGATGACAATTTGCTGGCATGTTCGGCGCCACATCAGAAAGCAGTTTTTTCAATGCTGAAACGTAACAAGAAGAAAGGTCCGGTACAGTTTACTGGTGGTTTGGAAGCGAAGCGGCTGGAACTGTGGCACGTTGAAGCACTCCGCGAATTGAAGCCAAAACAGCTCTTTTTTGCCAATGATACGCCTGACGATCTGGAACCGCTATGGATTGCAGGGTCAAGGCTGTTGGCGGCAGGATTTACCACAGCAAGTCACGCACTCCGCGCATATGTCCTGTGCGGTTGGAAGGGTGACACATTTGGCGCGGCGGATCGCCGGATGAAGGAAACAATAGCGGCTGGATTCATGCCTATGGCGATGCTGTACCGGGATGACTCAGGGTGCAGAAATCAGGACTGGATTAGATGGCAACGGCAATGGGCAAGACCTGCACTGATAGCGAGAAGAGCCGCATGACCCATCACGAATTCCTCACCCTCACCGTTGATGAGCAACTCCGGGAGGAGCGCCTGGCGATTATGTGTGAGAGCGGGATGAGTGAGGAAGAAGCGGTTGCTCGGTTGAATCAGGAACAGGGGGAGTTGTGGGCGCAGTAAATGGTATCAGGGACGCTCCACGTCGCCCGTCTTACGTTTTCGGAAGCAAAGTGATAGGTGGATAAGGGTTTGATAAGGAAAACGTCTTAAAACGGAAATTTGAAGGAGGTGAAAATTGACAGACTACCCGGCGAACGTCCCGCAGAGCGAACGGCTTGAAACGCTCCTCCCCCTCCTCCCTCCCCTGCCAGCAGAAGTCGCAGCGGCTATCATGTTGGCAGTGACCACGGTTTACGAGACCGAAGGAGTGAAAATCGAGATGAGGAACATTCAGATGATGTCTGAATACGACGGGAGGAATATGACCAGGCTGTGCCGAAAGTATCGGATATCAAGACGGACTTTTTATTACATCATGCATCGGGAGCTGATGAGGTTGCGCCGTGCTGCGAAACGTGAGCCGTAAATTGTGCAATGGAGAGGTGGATTATTGCACAACTGGCGTGGTAAGCGTGGGAGCATGAAAAGACCGTTGACCGCCAAACAGCAGATGTTTGTGAAGGAGTACCTGATTGACCTGAACGCTACTCAGGCGGCGATTCGGGCGGGGTATTCGGCGAAGACGGCTGAATGGATAGGCCCTCAATTGCTCGGGAAAAGTCACGTTTCGGAAGCCGTTCAAGCGGAAATGGCAAAACGCGAGAAGCGCACCGAGATAACACAGGACCGCGTTCTTAATGAAATTGGAAAGATAGCGTTTGTCAACCTGCAGGACGTTTATGACGAAGGCGGCAGCTTGATCGAGGTGAAGCAATTGCCCCGGGAAGTTGCCGCTGCTTTATCGTCCATCAAGATCAACCTGACAGAAGCCTGTGCGCTCCAGGAAATAAAGCTTCATGACAAGCTCAGGGCCTTGGAGATGATCGGCAAACATCTCGGCATGTTCCGTGACGGGGCCAAGGACGAAGAAGACGCCCCGCCGCCGGCCAGAGTCGAAATCATCGTGAAAGACGCACGGAAGGTAAGTGAGTGACCTACAAATCCCCCTCAATCTACCGCAAGCTCAGTTCCTCGCCATGCCTCACAAGTTCAAGGCGTTTGTCGCGGGTTTTGGTAGTGGCAAGACCTGGGTCGGATGCTCGTCTCTTGGCAAGCACTTCCTTGAGTTCCCGCGGGTCAACGCCGGTTACTTCGCCCCAACCTATGCCCAGATTAGAGACATCTTTTATCCCACCGTTGACGAGGCACTGTTGCCCTGGGGATTCTCGGTCAAGATCCGGGAAAGCAACAAGGAGGTCGATCTCTACCAGGGTCGCCGCTACTACGGCACAATCATCTGTCGCAGTATGGAGAAGCCTGAGACCATCATCGGTTTCAAAATCGGCAAGGCAATGGTCGACGAAATCGACGTGCTCAAGCCCGAGAAGGCGCAGACAGCATGGCGAAAAATCATCGCCCGCCTTCGCTTCCTGCGGGATGGGCTGCAGAACGGAATCGACATCACCACGACCCCTGAAGGGTTCAAGTTCGTCTACCAGCAGTTTGTCGAGCAGGTAAGGGAGAAACCGGACCTTGCCAGCATGTATGGGCTGGTACAGGCCAGCACTTATGACAACGAGGCGAACCTCCCGGATGATTACATCCCGTCGCTGTTGGCCTCCTACCCTGCCCAACTGATTGATGCCTACATCGACGGGCAGTTTGTCAACCTCAAGACGGGGAGCGTCTACAACGCATACGATAGGAGATTGAATGGGACCAGGGAGATCATCGGGGACGACGACAGGGTTTTGTATGTCGGACTCGACTTCAACGTCGGGAAGATGGCCGGAATCGTCCATGTCAAGCGAAATAATTTACCTTGTGCAGTCGATGAGATTATCAACGGATACGATACCCCGTCTGTTATACAAACCCTCAAAGAGCGGTATTGGAGGTATGAGGAAGGCAAGTACATTGCGACACGCCAAATCCGTGTCTATCCCGATGCAAGCGGTCAAAGCAGAAAGAGTGTCAACGCGTCAGAATCGGATCTCGCATTACTCCGGCAAGCGGGTTTCACGGTCATTGCCAACCATGCCAACCCTCCTGTGAAGGACCGCATCAACAGCATGAACGGCATGTTCTGCAACGCAATCGGGGAAAGGCGGTATCTTGTCAACCCTGACAAATGCCCGACCTATGCGGCGAGCCTGGAACAACAGGCATGGGCTGAGAATGGAGAGCCGGATAAGACGACCGGTCACGACCACACCAATGACGCCGGAGGCTACTTCATCGCCCATGACTACCCGATAGTGACCAGAAGGACGACCACCTCAAACGCCTGGTAACACAGGAGCAACCATGCAGCAAAAAACCGTAGCAGACCCCTCCCCCCGCGTCGCAGCACTGGAAGAAAAGCGCGCCCTTGTCCGTTCCCTCATGGGCGGCACCTTCGCCATGCGCAACGCCGGGCAAACATACCTCCCGAAGCACCCCGCCGAATCTGACGGCGTTTACAAGACCCGCCTGCAGAAGACCTTCCTGGACAATTTCGTAGGTCTCGCAATTGACAAAGCCGCCGGGAAGCTGTTCAGCAAAGAGATCCAGGTTGACGCCCTCCCCTCTGACATCGAAGCCCTCATTGAGAACATCGACCGCCAAGGCCGCGCCCTCGACCCGTTCATCCTCGACGTGGCAAAGACGGCGTTTCAGGATGGCATCTCATACGTCATGGCCGATATGCCGAGAGTTGAGAACGTGCAGACGCTGGCAGATGAGAAGGCGCTGGGCGTGAGGCCGTACGCTATCCACATCGAGCCGTCATCAGTCCTTGAAATCGTCTCCGAGATGATAGGCGGCGTGGACACGCTGACCCGGGTGCGGATCCGCGAGGTGCTATCCGTGCCTGACGGATGGGATTACGTTACCATTGAGCAGGTGCGGGTGTGGTATCGGGAAAACGGCGTGGTGCGGTGGGAGTTGTACCGGCAGGAGCAGGACCGCAAGACGTGGTATCTGCACGATGAGGGCGTGACCACGTTCCGGGAGATCTCCCTCGTGCCCTTCTACACTAACCGCACGGGCTTCATGGAAGGGGAGCCCCCGTTTCAGAATGTGGCAGAGAGCAATCTTGAACACTGGCAGACAAAGAGCGAGTTTGCCCACGCCCTGTCCATGCAGTGCTTCGGGATGCTGACGGCGACCGGCGTGCAGCTTGAGGACCAGATAGAAGTCGGCCCGGGCAAGGTACTGAAGGCAAGCGCCCCAGATGCGAAATTCGCCTACACGGAACCGACAGGAGCGGGCATCACACTGGCTGCGAATGCTCTTGCCGCCATCGAATCCCGCATCGAGACCGCAGGCGTCAACCTCCGCGTCGAAAACGCAGGGAAGGTCACAGCGACTGCAGCCGCCCTCGATTCAGAGGATACGAACGCCGGGCTCAAGGCCGTGGCGAAAGGATTCAGCGACTCCATCGAACTGCTGTTCCAGTATTTCGCCGAGATGATGGGGCAGCCGACAAAGAATGCTGGAGAGGCGCACGTCAATGATGATTTCGCATCACGTAGAGGCACCGACGCAGGGATGGCAGAGGTAACGAAAGGCCGCGCACTGGGCGACATCTCACGCGAGGCATGGGTGGAGAACCTGAAATGGCGTGGAGAACTTGCGCCGGAATTTGATGCAGAAGAAGACGCGGCGCGGATTGCCGACGAGGGCCCGCCGTTGGCATCGTTTACTCAGCAGCAGGATCCGGGTGCAGGAAAGGCAGATCCAAACAAAGACGAACAAGGAGCACAACAATGAAAAAGCTGTTTCTAGTGCTGATGATACTGTTACTTGCGGGTGTGGCGTTTGCCGGTGATGACTACTACAAGGATCGCGTCCTGACCATCAACGCGCCGGCACGCAAAGCGGTGGCTGTGACCCCCTCGGACACGGCTGATCTGGCCGCGGTGCCCCGCGCCCTATACATCGGCGTGGACGGTGACATCACGGTGATTATGGCAGACGACACATCCTCGGTGCTGATTAAAAACGCATCAGGGCTGCTGCCTATCATGGTGAAGCGAGTCCTGGCAACGGGAACGACAGCAACATCAATCGTGGCGATATATTGAGGTGACGATGAAGCGACTACTTATCACATTTGCGTTGCTCCTGGTGGCTGTGCAGGCCTGGGCGACGTTTGTCGGGTTCGGTGTAGGGGTTGGGGTGGGTGGGGGCCGCTGGGTTGACCTAAAGCCCATCCTCGGCATCTCCCCTGCGAGTCACGCCTTCGGCAACGTCAGCACCAGTTCCAAGCGCACGGCTGATTTCACGTTGACCAACAGCGGAAACGCGACTCTTACCGACCTGTCATTCGGCACATTCTCAAGTGCTGCTTTCCGCAACGCGACTTCCGCAACCTCTCCTTGTGGCTCAACCCTGGCGGCGAAGGCATCCTGCAACAAGCGGGTGGAGTTCGGCCCGACGGCGGCATCCTCCTACACCGGCACACTGGTTATCCTGTCGAACCAACTGGACAACCTGTATGCGAGCGTGACCGGGACGGGGATAGCGGCGGGTGATAGCACCCCTGATGCGTTCACGTTTACCGATCAGACAGATGTAGCTTTGTCCTCAACCATCACCTCTGCTGCAATTACGGTCGCGGGAATTGGCACCACGGCAAATATCTCAGTTTCGGGCGGCACATACGACAAAAACGCAAGCGGGTCGTTCACATCTGATGCCGGAACGGTCAGTAATGGCGATACGGTCAGGGCGCGGCATACGTCGTCCGGAAGTAACTCCACTGCGGTCAACACCACTGTAACCATTGGCGGCGTGAGCGATACGTTTACGAGTACGACGGTTGCGGCGGGATGGACGGACATCGGGTTTAACTTCCGCAACTCGTCAGGCTATGTCACGGACGGGACGTATGAAACGTATGTACTTCCCGGCACCACCTATCCGACCACAGCAAAAAGCGCGACTTTTGGATTTGTGTCAGCCAACGCTTCGGGCGCGGATACAAACTCAGCCTATGACAGGAGGATAGCAGGGAGTGGCAGGACGCTCAACGGTACTCAGAAGACATTCCAAATCGACCTACCATCTGCTGGTACTTACAAAATCTGGCTAGCCCTCGGAGATCCAGCCGCGAGCCGCGTCTATCAATATTTACAGGTACTGGACACATCAACCGCAGTGCTTACGCTCGATTACACCAGCGGCTCAAATGGCACCAGCACTGGGCAATGGTACGACGCAAGCGGGACGTTGCGAACGAGTACGACCGCATGGGTAAACAACAACGCCAGTGCGACCGTGACGTTTTCAACCACAACCGCATACGTCAAACTGGGCATGGCGAGTGGTGGGTCTGGATACACGGCAATCAGTCATTTCAGGATGCAAAAACAATGAGATATTTATTAACCATAATTCTGCTTGTATTTACCGGTGCGGCATACGCGGCCCCGCCAGACTACCCTTTGTTGACGCGATCTCAGCTTGTCTATCAGGGTGCGTTCAAGCTACCGCATGGCACCCTTTCCGGCGCGGGGGGGTCATTTGCAAACGCCTCCGGACGGGCGATGTCTTACGACCCCACTGACAACGGACTCAACCTCACGACAGACAGCAGTGCCGCCGCGCAATACCTGGCAAAAGTTCAAGTTCCGGCAACGTTCAGCAAGTCCGCGACCCTCGCCGATTTATTGACAGCCAGCGTGCTGCTGAACCCAATAGAAATAACGGGTGGCTATGGGTGTTATGTCGGGGTAAGTGGCGCGAACAAATGCACCAGCGGCTCTACGCTGATAGGACATGGCGTGTTGATCGGCGGGACGCTTGTGTCTGGTAGCACGCTATATGGATCAACCTATGTGGTTTACGACTCCGGCACACCCACGGCAAACAGATCGCATTTCAAGGCATCTGCCGATTACAGCTCATCCGCTGGTGCATCCGGGATGTATACCGTCGGAGGCACGATCTCTGATTCAGGCGTCAACTCGGCGGGATTTGTCGGCGGTTATATGGCTAGTATCCCTACCGAGTGGCGATCATATTTCGGCGGGCACACGGCACTTACCGGACAGGCATCACTGGCAATCATTCAACGCACTTCCCTCGGCCCCTCTGCTCATGCGTTCAGCCCTGCCGATATTGGCGACCACGGCACGGAAGCCGATCCGGTCCCGGCATCCCCACTTGTTTACTACCTGGGCGGTCCGGGTTTTATCCGTGGGCATGGTGCTCCGGGCAACATCGCAACAGATCAGGACGACACATACTATCTGGATCAATCCGCAAACGTCCTGTATCAACTCGGCACGGGCGGGGCATGGGATAACCTGGGAACGTGGAACGGGGTGGTGCCGTCCGATGTGCGGTCAACATTGGGAGCCTACACGTCCAGCGCAGACTCTTACTACAGCAAAACGTACTCTCAGGCGACGGAAATCACAGGTGTGGTTTTTCCGTCTGGCACGAGATCGGTCCTGTTTTTCGGAAGGCAACCTATCGGGCGGGCATGTTACGGAACCGGGACGTGGATCAAAGACCACATAGCCAACGCATCGACAATAGTTGACTGGCTCACGGCTCAATACAACAGCAATCCGAGCGACACAACAGGGTGGTCCTGCGGATCGACGCATATTGGCAACCCCTCGACGTGCGGCAGCGATCCGTATTGCGGCACGGGCAACGATGAGTGTTGCTACGATCCGGCGATGGGAAGTAGCAGCAAAGGGGTTCATGGGTATCCGTATCGTTATATGGTGTGGGCCTATGATGCGATGGATTTGGTGGCAGTCTACAATGACACCAAGGAGCCGTGGCAGATCGAGCCCTATGCAGTATGGGACCTGACCGATGATTATTCACGGATGCCGTATCCGGTACCGGACAAGCCCGCTGATGTCACTGTGTCGCTTACCAATTCTCCAAACGCGGGCGCATTGACAATGACTGTCGATGATGCATCGGCCCTGATTGTGAGCGACGGAATACAGATAAATTCGGGCCAGTCTAACTACGAGTACAACGTAATCAGGGCAATCAGCGATAATACTGTCACTCTCGCATACCCTTTGCAATTTTCGCACTCGTCATCAGAACCTGTGTTGAGGCACGTCATCGGCGGTGCGCGGTTGCTCGGCGCTGCATACGATTCAGCGAATCAGAGAGTATTTATCTCTGCTGCAAACGCGGACAGTACCGGATTTCTGAACACATCGTATCCATTGATTCATGTTTATTCTGTGACCGGGGCAGAGAGCCCACCGGCTGCATCACTATCAACCACCCCCTCCGTAGCCGCCGGACGTTACGCCACAAAACAGACCGTCGCCCTCTCCTGCAACGAGAGTGGGACAATCCGATACTCCCTCGACGGTTCGGCTCCTACGCTCACCTATTCAGGGGCGTTGACGGTCAAACCTGGGCGGACGCTGAAATATTACTGTGACGATGGAGTAAATCAAGAGGCGGTGAAATCGGCTGTTTACGCATGGCCTCGGCGGTGGAGGCAGTAGTTGACCAACCTCGACAAACAACTCCTTGACTACTCCATCCGCCACCAGGTCAACCTGGGGCGGTACGCCTCCCGGGTAGTGCGGGACATCCTCGCGCTGCTGAACGATGCCGACAAGGAGATCCTGGCGAAGATCCTCGCTCGCGGCGAAGATGGAACGTTCACCGCTGCACGGCTCAAGAAACTGCTGGCAGAGATCCGGGAGATGACCGGAGAGGCATACACGCAAGCGCACAACGAACTTAAAACGGCGATGCTGGACTTCGGGACAGCAGAGGCTGCAGCAACGGCGGCGGTGCTGACCGCTCAGGCGCCGGTTACGTTCAACATCGTGCAGCCGACCGTGGAGCAGTTGGCGGCGATTGTGAGTAAAGCGCCGGTCACTGTCGGGGCTGACAAGAAGCTGCTTCTTGAAGAGATATTTTCTTCTCTGGCGGCGGGCAAAGAGGAAGCGATTCGGGGCGCGATACGGTTGGGGATGGTGGAAGGGGAGACCGCAATGCAGATGGTGCGCCGACTGCAGGGCTCCCGCGCCTCACGCTACACGGACGGCATCTTTGAGAAGGACCGCCGAAATGCAGAGGCAATCGTCCGCACTGTTGTCAATCATACGAGCAACCAGGCGGTGCAGCTCACGTTCGAAAAGAACAGCGCCGTCGTGAGTAAGTGGAAATTCCTCGCCACTCTCGACAGCCGCACGACGATCCAATGCGCATCCCTCAGTGGCACGGAGTGGCCGATAGGACAAGGGCCACTCCCCCCGAGGCATGTTCGGTGCCGATCCTTTCAAATCCCCGTGCTTAAATCCTGGAAGGAACTCGGCATCGACATGGACGAAATGCCCGCATCCACCAGGGCATCAAAAGACGGCCCTGTCGCAGCAGACATCACGTTCGGCAAGTGGCTCAGGGGGCAGGACGCGGACGTGCAGAAAGACATCCTCGGGGCTACCCGCGCCAAACTGTTCAAGGAAGGGTTGAAGATTGACCGCTTCACCGATAGAGCAGGCGTGGTATACGACCTGAAGGAACTGGAAGCACGTAACAAGTCGGCATTTCAAAAAGTGTTCGGCGGGGGCCAAGGCAGCGCATCAGCCGATTATAGCAACCTCAAAACTATGCCCAAGGACATAGATGGAGTCCCGATAAACCTCCATAATTTTAAGGGCAGAAAAGTGCTTGCAATGGGTGATTCCAACGGAATTGCACTGAACTCGTCAAGATCCGCATCTGCCGCATGGGGTAACATGGCCGCTTATCAAAAGAAGGCTTATGATTCTGGATGGCAGTCTTCCCCTGACCCAAACCATGTAGTATATCACGAGTTGGGCCATGTTTTAAGTAAGCGTGAAATCAATGTCGATAAAGAATCTTTTTTGCGCAACCTCAACAGCACCAATCCTAAATTCAAAGAGATTGCTACCAAAGTCAGCAAGTATGCCGCCACAAATGGCCTTGAATTTGTCGCCGAAGTGTACGCGGCACAAAGGGCGGGCATCACATTAAGCGATGACGTGCTCAAATATTACGAATTCATTCTTGGGAAGAAATTATGACCGTTTACATTATGCCCGAAATGCAGACAGAAGAAGAACGCGACCAGATGGCATCTGAATTAGGATTACCACCCGGATATTTTGACGAGACTCCACAGAAAGGAAAAAAGGAATAGCAACCCTCCCCTCTCCTTCCCCACTATCCCACCTCTCCCCTTTGCCCGGCATCGCGTCCGGGCTTTTTTATTTTGTGCAATAGACGGGTGGAATGTTGCACAAAGCCTACTGTATCGTGAGCACAATATCAGATCCGGCCAGCAGGCCAAAAGGAAAGCGAGACGCTATGAAACTCAAATTAACGGAGCAAGGATTTGCAGTAGTCCAGGACGGCAAGCCGGTTTACATCGACGACGCAGGGACAGAGATCCCCTACGACGTTCCGGCCATGATGGTGAAGATAACGGAACTGAACAGCGAGGCGAAGACGCACCGCCTGGCGGCAAAAGAGGCGAAGGAGAAACTGGCGGCATTTGAGGGCATCGAGGATCCGGCAGCGGCAATCAAGGCCCTGCAATTCGCGCAGGCCATGGAGGGTAAGAAGGCCATGGATGATGAGGCGATCCAGAAACTCATCGCCAACGCAGTCAAGCCTGTCCAGGAGAAGGCGGCGGCCCTTGAAACCGCCCTGGCAGAAAAGGACGGCCACATCTACAAGCTGGAAGTGAGTAACCGTTTTCAGTCGTCATCGTTCATCAAAGAGAAAAGCATCATTCCCCCGGACATGCTGGAGGCAACGTTCGGGAAGAATTTCAAGATAGAAGGCGGCAAAACCATCGCATACGACGCAAACGGAAACCAGATATTTTCAAAAGTTAAGCCGGGCGAACCGGCACAGTTTGACGAGGCAATGCAGGTACTGTTCGACAGCCATCCGATGAAGGATTCGCTTTACAAGGCAAGCGGCGGAAGTGGAAGCGGAAGCCAGCAGAGCAATGGAACCCATTCCGGTAAAACAATGACCCGTGCAGCGTTCGACGCTGCTTCTCAATCAGACCGCGCTGCATTCGCCAAAGAAGGCGGCAAGGTCGTTGACTGACACTAAGGAGCAAACACCATGGCAAATACACTCACCAGCCTGGCGGCTGACATCTACAAAGCAGCCGACAAGATAGGCCGCGAACTCGTCGGCCTCATCCCGTCCGTAACCATCAACGGCGACGCATCCACCCGCGCCGCCAAGGGCGACACCATCCGATCCCACTTCACCCGTACCCCGGCTGTCAACAGCACCGATACCCCGTCCATGACCATCCCTGAGGGAACCGATCAGACGGTGGACAACAAGACGCTGACCATCAACCAATACGCCTCCGTGCAGATTCCGTGGACCGGCGAGGACGTGAAGCACGTTGACAACGGCAGCGGATTTGAAACCATCTACGGCGACCAGATCCAGCAAGCAATGAGGGCGATCACCAACACCATCGAGGCGTATCTGTGGGGCATCGCCTACAAAGGATCTTCCCGCGCATTCGGCACCGCAGGGACAACTCCGTTTGCCTCCGACTTCTCCGAGATCGCCAACGTCCGGCAGATCCTCGTTGACAACGGCTGTCCCGCGAATGACGGCCTGCTCTCTCTGGTCATCAACAGCGCAGCAGGCACCAAACTCCGCAACCTGGCGCAACTCCAGAAGGTCAACGAGTCCGGCGGCTCCAACCTGCTCCGTCAGGGCACATTGCTCGACCTGCAAGGGCTGATGCTCAAGGAATCGGCAGGTATTGGCATCCATACCAAAGGCGCTGGTACTGGCTACGACGTGGACCTCGGCGCAGGCTACGTCCTCGGCAACACCACCATTCATCTTGACGGCGGTACCGTAAACGCAACCGGCATCAAGGCGGGCGACGTGCTCACCTTCGCGGGCGATGCGAACAAATACATCGTCAACACCGGCACCACGGAAGTTGAAGCAGACATCATCCTGAACGCCCCTGGTCTGTTCACCGCGACCCTGGCCGATACCGTCGAGGCTACCATCGGCAACAGCTACACCGGCAACCTGGCATTCCACAAGTCGGCCATTGAGTTGGTTGTCCGTCCGCCCGCACTGCCCAAGGGTGGCGACGCAGCGGTTGACATGATGACGGTCCAGGATCCGTGGTCCGGCCTTGTGTACGACATCGCAGTGTACAAGGGCTACCGGAAGACGATGATCGAGATCCGCTGTTACTACGACGCGAAGGTCTGGAAGAGTAACCATGTAGCCACCCTCTTGGGCTGATAAACACGGGGCGGGGAAACTCGCCCCTCCTTTTAGGGGGCAATCATGATTTACAGACTACCGGCAGGACACATCATTACCGCGACCGTTGTTGACGGTTTCGGCAGCATCAAGCAGGTGGAGGACGCCAGTATCGGCGCTACCTTTGCCTCCTCAAAAACCTACGGCCCATACTTCGTTGAGCGCAATTTCATCATCAGCGACAACGCCACCGTTACCATCACCGCCGTGTCTGCCAGCCCGTTATCCATGTTCGATGGTGGGGATGGTGCGCCGGTATCGGCTGTCAGGGCTACCCTGAACGTCAACCCTGCGGGCGACGAAAACGGCCTCACCTTCACCGCTAAGGAATACGGCGCAGACGGCAATCTCATCTCCGTCACCTACGTTGACCCTTCCGGAAACAACAAAGCGCTCTCCGTCTCGGTTGTCGGTTCTGCAATCACCGTATCACTCAAGACCGGCGCGGGCGGGGCGATTGAGTCCACCGCCGCTGAAGTGATGGCGGCAGTCAACGCCGCAGCATCAAAGCTGGTCACAGCTTCCATCTATGCCGCTGATTCTGGCGGATCTGATGATGGATCGGGCGTCGTTACCGCAATGGCAAAGGCATCTCTGACCGGCGGCGTAGGCACGAATATCGGGCTGTCCCTCCCTGGCGCTTTCTACATCGACACCACCAACGGACTGACCTACACCAACACCGGAACGCAAGCAGTACCCGTCTGGACGGCATCAGTCACCACGGCAGCCTACGGCACGGCAACCGGCATCCTGAACGGGCTGGCGTCTGTTTTCCTGTACGGCGCAGGCGCTCCGGTTGACTACACGGACGGCGACCCGGAAGCAACCGGCGAAGGAACAGCCCCGAAGGGTGCGCTGTACTCTGACACGACAGGCGGCTTTGTGTACCGCAACTCAGGGACGCAGGCACAGCCGGTATGGACGAAACTCGGTGACGCGGCATGATAGAAACCATCAAGGTCAAGCGTGACGGCAAGAAGGGCTATCACATCATCAACAAGTCGGATTTCGACCCCGAGACGATGGAAATATACGAGCCGGGAGCCACGCCGAAGAAGGGTAAGAAATAATGGCGCTCGTAATCGAAACAGGGGCGATTGTGGCCGGGGCTGAGTCCTACGTGTCCGCAGCCGACGCGACCACATACCACACCGCCAGGGGGAATACTCTCTGGACCGGTACGGATGCCGTCAAGGAAGCCGCCCTCAGAAAGGCGACCACTTACCTTGACGGCAAGTACCGCAACCGCTGGAAGGGCTACAAGGTGCGCCCTGTGCCTCAAGATGGTGTGACCACGCAGGCGCTTGAGTGGCCTCGCTATGACGTGGTGATTTCGGACTACATTTTCCCCTACGACGAGATCCCGCAACGCCTGAAAGACGCCTGTTGTGAGCTCGCCCTCCGCGCCCTCTCCGCGCCCCTGGCTGATGACATCACAGCAGGCGTCAAGCGAGAGCGGGTGGACGTTATCGAAACGGAATATTTCCAAGGAGCTGCACCGGGCACCACCTACCAGATTGTTGACCAGCTCCTTTCCGACTATCTCAAGCCTTCCGGCAGTGCTGATCTATTGCGCGGATGAACATACAGGATGCTTATGCCTTCAACAGACATGATTATCTGGACAGCAATTTCCGGGCTGATAATCGTGATGCTTGGCATCATCGGCTATCTCATAAGCACCGGATTTGACAACCTCAAACAGCAGTTACAGACCCTTTGGGATAAGTTGGACAACCATCAGGCTATGGCAGAAAAGAACGCGCAGGACATCGCAAGGATTGAGGCGCGATGTGAGGAAAGACACAAGTGAACGCCGCGACCATCGCCAAGACACTACAGGCCAAAGGGCAGGCAATGACCCTGACCCGCGTTTCCGGTGGCGTATTTGACCCGGTAACGGGAGCCACAACGGGCGCAGTCACGCAGACTTGGACTGTTTACGGTATTGAGTCCGCTTTTCGTGACAACCTCAGCATGGCGGCTGGCGCATTGATTCAGTCCGGAGACAGATTGGCAATTATCGCAGCAGATCAGACGGCTCCGATTCCCGGTGACTCACTTACCATCGGCGGGGTCGTTTGGCATGTGATAGCGGTCAACGCGGTTAATCCGGCAGGGGCGGCTTATATTTTCAAAGTTCATATTCGAAAGTGAGGGAGAGCATGAAGTTCAAAAAAGACGGTCAAGGCTATACCGTATCAGGTCACAAGTGGTTTGCGGGGGTTTTCACTACTGGCTGTTGTTGGGGCTTGCGGTCGATGATCCCGACCATTAAAAAATATGGCAACGGTTGCACATGGTTTTCCTTCTGGCGGCTTCACGTGTCGGTTGGGTGAGGGAATAATGCAGATTCCAAAGCGTTTCAAGCTGTTCGGCCAAACGATTGAGGTCAAAGAAGACCCCAACCTCTGGCACGATCAAAATTATGTCGGTTTGGCAGATTACCGCAACAACCGGATCACCCTGCAATCTACTACTGAGGGTTGCTCCTGCCCGGTAGAACAGATTGAACAAACCTTTTGCCACGAACTACTTCACCACCTATTCGACAAGGGCGGCTATGCGGATGACCGGGGCAATGAAGACAAGGTTGATATGTTGGCTTCACTTCTCCATCAAGCCTTGACCACCATGGAGTACGAATAATGTCCTTCGCCGCAGACCTCTCACGCTTCCAGATCAAGACCGAAAAACAGTTAAAGACGGTCATCCGGAAAATTACCATGGAGGCTTTCCGGGGCGTGGTGCTGAGAACTCCGGTGGATACCGGCAGGGCAAGGGCTAACTGGTCTCCGTCTATCGGTTCAGCGAGTACCGCGACCTCAGATAATACGGACAAGAGCGGCAGCGGGGCCATTGCGACAGCGCAGAAAAGTGTTTTCGATTGGAACTGTACCGGGTCGATCTTCCTTTGTAATAACCTGCCCTACATCGGGGCGCTTGAGTATGGGCATAGCCAGCAGGCACCGGGCGGTATGGTCCGACTTACGGTATCCGATATTTCAGCACATTACGGGGGCCGGTAATGGCAGCACCAGAAACCAAAATCCGCGCAGCCTTCGTAACCCGGCTGCAAACGTTCCCTTCCCTGCCCTCGGTGGCCTGGGAAAATATCAGCTTTACGCCGGGAGTCGTGACCTACTTAAAGCCATCCCTGCTTCCTGGCGAACCGTTCCAGGCTGAATTGGGCGAGGCCGGGCAGAACCGACACAGCGGAATTTACCAGATCAGCATTTACGCGCCAGCAGGGAACGGCGTGTCGGCAATCAACACCCTCCGCGATAACCTGGTGGATTTCTTCAAACGCGGCACGCTGATGACCTACTCAGACATCACGGTTCAGATTCAGAAAGCATACTCCGGCCCGATACTACAGGATACGGACTGGATCCACATACCGATTACGATTCGATACCGGCTACTCGCAGCCAATTAACGCAGAACAGGAGCAAATATGGCACTCATAACGACAGACGGCAGCAAAACCCTGCACGCATACCAGGCCGAAACCACGGCAGGGTCGGCACCGGCGGCAGGAACCTACCAGACCCTCCGCTCCAAGGTCGGCGTAAAATTCGACCTCAAACGCGACACGTTCATGAGCAAGGAGCGCAGATCTGACCGCATGGAATCGGCCATGAGCTACGGCAACAAGAGCGGTTCCGGCTCCATCCCGGTTGAATGGTCCTACGGCTCTTTCGATGACCTGCTTGAGGCCGTAATGGGCGGCACATGGGGAACCAACGTGCTGAAGATCGGGAACGTCAAACGGACGTTCACTTTCGAGGAAACCGCGTCTGACATCGGAATCGTTGAGCAGATACTGGGCGTGCAGTTCACCGGCCTCAGTATCTCGCAGAAGGTCAACGCCATTGCCGAAGGCTCGCTTGACTTCCTTTTCCGCAACATCCACGGGCCGCAGACGAAGGGCGTCAACCTCGCTTACGATTCCAGCGGAAAGACCATCACCCGCTCAAGTTCCGGATTCATCACGACTGACGGGTGGGCGGTCGGCGATGCGGTGTGCGGTTCCGGCAACACCGACGCGGGGAACAACAACACGACTCCATGGATCATCACCACCCTGACCGAAACCGTGATGACGTTCACCACGGCAACCGGCATCGTCACCAAGGTCGCCACCGCCGGGATCGTGCTCAATCAGGGAACCAGGGCGGGCACTCTGACGGCGGCATCCACACAGGCGCCCTTTGACTCGTTCACCGGCACTATTTCCGAAGGCGGCACGACGATAGCCCACGTCACGGGATGGGATCTCAAAGTCGAACAGGCAGCAGAGCCGAATTTCGCGTGCGGGTCCGACTCGGCGCAGTCCGTATCTGTCGGCACGCTGAAGGTCTCCGGCAACCTGACCGTGTACTACATCGACCAGGCACTCCGAAAGAAGTTCACGAACGGCACCGGCACCAGCCTTTCCCTGGTCCTCGGCAGTGTGGCAGCAACGAAAGCCTACACTCTCGATATGGGAACGGTCAAATTCACCAGCAACACCCGTGATGACGCGGAACTGGCACGCACTGAGTCAATGGCATTCGCAGCGACCTACACCGTCACTGACGGCACTCTGAAAATCACCAGGACACCCTAACATGCAGTTGGGCGGTTAAACGGTTCTCTCCTCCCCCGCAAGGGTCGGTTAACTCCGGCCCTGCCGCCCCCCTTCTTTCAACCCTCAACAGAAAGGATTTACGCAATGAGCAAGGAAGTAAAAGGATTCGACCTCGCAGCACTCGACCAGGAAGACACCGCAGTAATCCAGATAGTCCACCCCTCCACGGGTGACGAAATAGGAGCCACCGCCACGGTATACGGTCAGGACTCCGAAATATACAGGTCAGAGAGCCGCAAAGCGGAGGCGAGGTATACGGAATATTCCAGGCGCAACCGTGGCAAGTTCATGCCCCCGGAGCAGCGGGAAGAACTCGACAAGCGAAAAGTCATCGCCTGTGTCAAGTCCATCGACGGGCTGGCGTACAAGGGTGCGCCCCTTACCGATCCAGAGGACATTTTCAACCGCTTCCCGTGGATTTATGAGCAGGTCGTGACGGGACTGATGGACAGGGCAAATTTTATCAAGGGCTCGTCGCAGAAATAATCACCTACGCGGAGAGCCATTTTAAAATAGACAAGATCCCGAAGGGAGCAAGTAAATCCCTTCGGGCACAACTTGAGGAAGTAGAGCGGATATCCGGCTTCACCCCGCCGGAATTGCAGGGCCTCCCGGAACTCCCGGAATGTGCTCGGCACGTCTGGGGGTGGTTTTTTGAACTCAGTGGCCGGCGCACATGCGGCATGGCTATGAATCCTATCACCTGGCCGGACATTGACGCCTGGGCGCGTCTGAAGGGCATCACGCTGAAGCAGTGGGAAATGGACGCCCTGACGGGCATTGACGATGTATTCCGAATTGAGATGACGCCACCGACGGCGAAGGATTGAAAATGGTTGATATTGCTACGCTCGCGATCCAGGTGAAAACCGAAGGTGTGCAGCAGGCCAACGCGCAGATGAGTAGCCTAGCCAGCAATAGCGAGAAGGCTGAACGGGCAACCGATAAGCTCGGTTCGTCCTTCGCGGGTGCAACTCGCTACATGATAGCGGCGGCGGCTTCCCTCGCGGCTATGGGCCTTGCAGCATTCATCAAATCCTGCATCGACGCACAGCTCCAAGTTGAACGCCTCGGGCGGCTCCTCAACGCGGCGGCGGGCAATGCGAACCTGGGCGGGCGCGAAATGGAATATGCCCGAGAGATGACGAAGAAATTCGGGCTGGATCTCGCATCCACCACGGAGAGCTACGGCAAATTCATGGCCGCGATCCGTGGTACTACCATGGAGGGCGAAAAAGGCCGCAGAGTGTTTGAGTCTGTGGCCGGCGCATCTACCGCGCTCGGACTGCGTGCTGACGAAACGGCGGGCATTTTCAAGGCCCTTGAGCAGATGATATCGAAAGGCAAGGTGCAGATGGAAGAACTCCGGGGGCAACTCGGGGAGCGTCTGCCCGGCGCTTTCAAAATGGCCGCCGACGCTATGGGCGTCAGCACGGCAGAACTGGACAAGAATCTTGCGGCAGGAAAGGTCATGGCCGATGAACTCCTCCCGAAACTCGCCGCTGAACTGGACAAGACTTACGGCAAGGCGGCGGTCGAAGGCGCAAGATCCGCACAGGCCGAAATCAACCGGTTCAACAATGCCTTGTTTGAGTCGAAAGCGGCGGTCGGATCGGCCCTCATGCCCGCCATGTCCGATATTCTCTCGTCCCTCATGCCGGTAATTGAGATGGTGCGGGACGCAATCAAGGCGTTTCAGCAACTCGCCGTGTCTTATGCCGTGACCATGGACAAGATTTCAGCAGCAGAAGAAGTCGGATGGTTCGGGCTGATGACGAAATCGGGGCGGGCGCAGTACAAGCAAGCGGCGTCGAACGCTGAAACCGCAGGCTATCAGCAGTTCCTGGAAATCGAAAACAGGTACAACAGGCCAGCGTCCACCGGCTACACCCCGGCTGAAATCCTCCGGCAGTCTCAGAACAAGGGCGTCACGCCAGCAGGGAAGGGCGGTGGAGGGGTGGACAGCGCCGAACAATGGCGCAAGACCTACGCCGACCTACGCAAAGAGGTTGATGCCCTCGTCCCCGGCCTCGACGAATACGCCAAGAAGATCTCCGACATCGACAACAAGTACACCGACCTGATGCACAAGAAAGGCGCGGATATCGTGATCTTGCAGAGACTTCGCGAGGAGCACTTGAAGGCTATCGAGGTGCAGCGTCAGGTTGACGCCACCAGCAAGGAATTCAAGGGCATCGCAGACGCGGAACAGGAAGCCGCGAACCTCGTGCAAGCGCAGCAGGAGATCGAGGACTGGAATCGATCTGTGCGTGAAATGGTGACGGCGCTGGATCCGGCGGTGAAGAAAGAAAGGGAATTCGCGGACGGCATCTATGACATCAACCGCGCCTTCGGGGAAGATGGGGCGGCGGCTATTGATGCCTACACGAACGCCTTCTTCAAACTCGCGGAGGTCCAAGCCGCGAATCAGGAACTTGACATCAGCCTGATAGAAGATCCGTATGAACAGCAACGCGCAACGATGATCAAGTTTTACGATGACGAGCAGAAGAAGATTGAAGAGAACCTGAAGATCCTGAAGGACGCCGGAAAAGAACGGACAGACATTTACAAAGAGTTGATTGCGAAACAAGACAAACTCGACGCGGCACGGGCTCAGAAAACAAAACAGATATCTGAAGACGAAACCAATTCAAAGTTGTCCCTGGTGTCCAACTACACAGGCATAGCGGCGGGGCTGTTCGTGGCCCTGGCAGACACTCAGGATCAGAGCAGCCGCAAGGGTTTTGAATCCGCCAAAGCCTTCAACATCGCGGCGGCGGTGATGAGCACGGCGGCGGCAGTAATGAATGCCCTGGCAACGGTGCAGCCCTACCCGCTCGCCATTGTCGCGGCGGCATCGGCAGCAGCTACCGGCGTCATCCAGATCGCCAAGATCGCGTCTACGTCATTCGGCGGCGGCGGCTCGGTGGAAACAGTTGTCCCCGGATTCTCCGGCGGCTCGGCAGGGATGGGCGGCTCTGTGGGCGGTTCCATCGGTGGGCCTACGCTGTCGATACAAGATCAAGCGACCGCTGAAGCCATGCAGCAACTTGCAAATTCTGCAAATTCCGCGTCCCTGGCACTCGGCAAGGTAGCCGACGGCATGACCTCGATTGCAGGGCTCTTTGAATCCGATCAGTCTAAACTACTCGGCAGCTCTCTCATGTCGTCACGTTCCGGGTCTACGGGCTTGCGTATCACTGGCGGTACGTCCGGCCTCGACATAACGCGGCAAACGACGCAGGGGGGCGGAGGGGGCGTAGGGCAAGGACTGCAAAGCACCATCGAGGGGTACATTCAGCAGATTCAAAGCACAATCATCCGCGCCGCCGTGGTCACGGGCACGACTGCGGATATGGATTCAGTATCTATCCCGACCGGCAAAATCAGGACGGACACCAATCAGGCAACGAAGATCCAGAAGCAATTTGAAGAATGGCTGACGAAAGTTGCCGACCAGCTCGCACAGACCACCGACGGCCTGAAGGAATTCACCTACTACGGCGAGAGCGCATTTGATGCCATTGTGCGTCTATCAACTGCGCTCCAGAGTGTCAACGAAAGCCTGGAACTCATCGGCGCGGATCTCATTACATCCACTCTGGCCGGCGCAAATGCAGCGTACCAACTCCAAGAGTTGATGGGCGGCAGCGAGGACTTCACCGATAAAATCACCGGCTATTTTGAAACCATGTTCACCGAGGATGAACAGGCGGCAATGAAGGCGGAGCAGGCGCAACGTCAAGTGTCCGTAGCCTTCAACGAGATGAACGCCTCCATCAACAGCTTAGGTTGGTCAATCCCCACTACCCGGCAGGAGTTCGTCGGCCTGGTCAATGGCCTGGACCTCACCACCGAAAACGGGAGGGCGCTGTTCGCGGCACTGATGGATATCGCCCCGGCCTTCGACACCGTACAGACGCAGATGGAAGACCTGGCGGCAAAGGCGGCAGAACTGGCAATCGCTCAGGAACAACTGAATGACAGCCTGGCGGTCCGGGCGCTACGCCTCGGCGGCAACAACTCAATGGCCGATCTGCTCGATGCGGTCATCTCGGCAGAGAACGACATCAAGGCGGCGCGGGAGCAGGGCCTCGATGTGACGCTCCTTGAAAAGATCACCTACGACGAACTGGTGAAGAGCATCAACGACAAGTACCTGACCGCAACGGACAGCTACAGCGCCGCCCTGAACAGCCTGAACAATGTGCTGGTGGAAGGGGCGAGAACAACCCTTGCCGAATGGCAGAAGTCGGCTCAGACATACGAAACCATTGCCGACAGCCTGAAGAAATCCCGGCTGGCGCTTATGACCGGAAACCTTTCTTCCGGCTCCCTGGAAGACCGGCTCCGTGAATCGAAAACGCAGTTGTGGGGCATGTACGGCAACGGGATGAGGGGCGACCAGGAATCGCTACAGGGGCTGTCGACTGCGGTGAACTCCTATCTGCAACTTGCGCAGCAGTATTACGCCTCCTCCCCCGGCTATGCGGTCGAATACGATACCGTCATGGGGATGCTGCAATCCGCTGAAGGCAAGGCCACCTCCCAGGTGAACTACGCCCAGCGCCAGGCAGACCTTCAGCAGCAGATCATCGACAAGATGACGAAATCCGACGAGGAGCAGAAGAAGGATCGAGCGGAACAGCTCAAGGAGAATGTGGCACAGACTCAGGCGCTGATGGAGGGTTTCAAGCAGATGATCGCTCTTCTTAGTCAGTCCGGCGGGAGTCTTGAAACGATTGAAAGCGTGCTGATCCAGAAGGCGGCGGCGTGATTATCCAGCTCATCGAAATAGCAGCATACGACCCTGGCACATCCGCTGTAGTCACTCTCCGCTATTGCAGTGGGACGGGTCACGTTACCGGACCGGCTGAGACCCCCGCGAACGCCACCTACCTTCCCCGCGTGAGCAACCCCGGCAATTTTACCCGGAGTCTGTTTTCCTCGGGTAAGACCGGCGGGGCGTCGCAGGTAGGGTATGGCGCCATCATCCTGAGCAATACCGACGGAGGGCTTGACGCGCTGGCAGGGTACGGCTTCGACGGGAGGACCTGTACTATCCGTGAGGGTGAGCAGGGCGCGTTATACAGCACCTTCACCGTCCTTTTCACCGGCACGGTCGAGCAGCCGGAATGGAGCGAAAACAAGATCACTCTCCGCCTCCGTGACCGGCAGATGGAACTGGACAAGCCGCTTCAAACTACCAAGTTTGCGGGCAACAATACCCTCCCTGCGGGCGTGGAAGGCGTGGAGGATATCAAGGACCGCCCGAAGCCGGTACTGTACGGCAGGGCGAAGAATATTTCCCCGGTGTGCGTAAACACCTCCCGCCAGATCTGGCAAGTGAATGACGGCGCAGTGGACGATATCACCGCCGTGCGCGATAACGGCGTGGAGCTGATGCGTGCTGTTTCCGGGCTGTATTCCGTCTCCGCTACCATCGCTGGCGCTACGGGCATGACCTACTCGGTGTACGGCAACGGAAAATGTTGTGGCGTGGCGAACGTCGGCGCGTCGAACATCATCAGCCTGCTCAGGACATCGGACAATACTGAACTGGCAAAATTCTCCATCCCGACCAGCAAAGTGGCGCGTGATGTCTGTTTCTGCTCCGGAAACAACTATTTTTATATCGTCGGCTGGCAGACCGGGAACTATGTCACCCTCACGAAAATCGACTCCGTGACAGATGCGAAAATCGGTGACGTGAACGTCGGGCTGACCGGCACGCTCGGCACGCCGATCTCGATAGAGTATTGCCCCGACAATGACACCCTCTACATCCTGACCACCACCGGATACGTTTACCCGTGGGATGTCACCGCTGAAACGCTCGGCACCGGCATCGACCTGGGCATGGCTGACACAGCCTATGCAGTTTTGCGCTACGACCCGGATCGTGAACTCCTCTACGCGGCCATCGGCACGACCTCAACGACCGCCGACAAACTGCTCAAAATCATCCAAATCAGCGACAACACGGTGACGGACAGCATCATCATGCACGACCAGGCGTACTGGCCGTACGGCGGGCATTACGACTCTGCAAGCGGGCTTTTCTATCTCGCAGTGCTGTCAAACAGTATCCTCGTTTTCGACTGCGACCAGAAAAACTTTGCGCCGTCGCTCTTTTCCGTGGTCAAAAGTCAGGCAATCGCCATTGATAAAGATGGGCTGTTGTGGGTGTCCGGCACCAGCGGCACAACGCCATTCATCCAAGTATTGAACCCCAGCACTGGCCGCATCGTGGCGACGAACGCGAATTCAAACTGCCAGAAACGATTCTGCATCCTCCCCAGCGGCAACACCTCCGTTTACTCTGTCTACGGAAATAACTGGACAGCATTCGACACGTCCGGGACTGCCCTTGCCGATTACACCGACCAGACCGACATGGAAACCAACGAGCCGGATCCGGGAATGTTCCGCGTCTGGCCTGGAGGCGGCATGTTTAGGTTGGGTTCCACGCCTTCCGGCACCGTCACCTGCGACGCTCAGGAAGGCGCTGCGGCGTCCGACAGAACTGTGGCGCAGATTGTCCACCGACTCGCGGAGGCCCGCGGCGGGATTGTTTCCGGCGACATCACGGCAGCGGATATCACGGCCCTGGACGCTGCCAACGATGCCGAGGTGGGCTATTACGCTGCAGACGAGACAACCGTGATTGCGGCCCTCGATGCGCTGGCGGGGTCGGTGGGTGCATGGTGGGGATTCGATTCGCTCGGGAAATTTCACATTGCCCGTCTTGAGGCACCAAGCGGGACTCCGGATCTGTCACTGACCGTCGCAGAGATGCTGTCCTTTGTCCGTATCGCCAGTAACGACGCCGACAAAGGCATCCCGGCCTGGAAGGTTATCGTAAACTATGACAAAAACTGGACAGTCCAGGTGGAAAGCGCAGTTGCTGGCTACGTTTCACAGACGGTCAAAAACTGGCTGGCGAAAGAGTACAGGTCCGAAGCGGCAGAAACCGCGAGCGTGAAAACCACACATCTGCTGTCTCCTGAAATCACCGTTGACACGCTGATACTGGACGGCACGGAAGCGGCCACGGAAGCCACGCGGCTGCAAACTCTTTTCGGCACCCGCCGCGACTTCCTGCAAGTCCGGCTCCCGCGCACCGTGCAGGCGGATCTCTTTGACCTGGTATCGGTCACGGTGGCGCGGTTCGGCTATGACGCCGGGAAATCGTTCCGGGTCATCGGCCTGGACCGGGATTTCGCAACCGGCAGGAATATCGTCACTCTCTGGGGGTAACATGGCAGAACTCGATCCCGATGTGAAAATACGCGAAGTTGAATGGGTGCGGAGAAACCTGCTGTGGTTCGTCGGCTCCCTCGCGGTGGAAATCACAAAACTGCTGCTGCAAAAGGGGCTGATTGTTGTCAGCGACATCCCGGCCAATCTACGCACGCAATACACAGAGATGAAGCGGATTCTCGATAAATACAGCGCGGGGGACTTCTGATGGCAAACATGATGCTGGCATATCCCGACAAGACCGTCGCCGCCACACTTTCGGAAGGTTCGTGGCTGGCTGGATTGCCCCTGAATAATCTGAAAGATCGGCAACTGGCGACCGTGGCACGGTCAAGCGACGATGCTGAAGCCAGTACGAAATTCAAAGCGGATCTCGGCTCGGCAATCGCAATCCGCACCATCTCCCTCTACAAGCACAACCTGTCCGACTCCGCGCAAGTGCGGGTCACGGGCAGCAATAACAGCGACATGAGCGCCCCTGTTTATTCCGGGTCGTGGGTAACTGTACCGGCGGCATTGACAGCATATCAGAAGGTCTACACCGTTATCCTGACAGCCGACACAACAGCCCGGTACTGGCGAATTGAGATATCTGACACGTCGAACCCTTCCGGATATGTGGAACTTTCCCGCTGCGTCATCGCCCCGGCATGGGTGCCGACGATAGGCATGTCCTACGGCTCCAACATCGCGCCGTCTACCGACACGACGGTTGAACGCAGCCTGGGAGGAGTAGACTATTTCGACCGCCGTGAGCCGCGCAGAACCAGCCGATTCACTCTCGACAGCCTGTTGCTTGCTGAAGCTATGGCAACCCTCGACATGCAGATGGATCTCGGCATTGACGGTGAATTCCTGTTCGTGTACGAGGCGACCGACACCGGACGAACGCTGATGCGGCGCTCCTGGCTGGCGACACTGCGGCAATTATCGGCCATCGAACATCCGGCGTATGACCGGCACACTGTGGCGTATGAGGTCAAGGAGGTGCTGTAATGCAGTGCGAAATGCGCGAGGTTTGCCACGTTGACCCGCGAACCTGCCCGCGATTGTTTGCTCAGTCGCGGTGCCCGAGGGAGACGCAACGAAAATGGGAAGATGCCCAAACAGCAAAGCGACAGACCAAGAGTGCGCCGTCCGGGGCGAAGGCATCCGGCCCGGCACGCCGAAAACGAATTGCATAGGCCACCGATGCCCGGAGGGTAGCCATGCCCCTGTATCTGGCCCGGAAAGTAAAGGAACTGGAAGCGGAAAAGCGGGAAATCCTCGCGGAACTGGAAGAGGTGAAGGCCAAGCGGGATGAAATCTTCTTCTGGTATCTCGATTACACCGAACGTATCAGGGACGGTGGTTTCGTAAAACTTCCGCCGCCGGATCTGCGTATAGTCGAAAGGAGTCAAACGAATGTGCAACCGACTGAGGTGCGAGAAGAACGGGGAACCGATAGTTGAGGACTGCAACGATTGCCTGATTCCCGTTGATGGTCCCGGCCCGGAGATGTTTGGAAATTCAACAGTGCTGGAAGCGGGGACGTTTGGATTATGAAACTATCAGATAGTGGCTTGCAATTTCTGAAAAAGTTAGAAGAGTGCAGACTCCAAACGTACCGGGATGCTGGCGGAAAACTGACCATCGGTTTTGGGCATCTCCTCACACCCGAAGAACTGATCAGCGGGAAGTTCGATGACGGCATCACGGAGCAGGAAGCCCTCGACCTGCTTGCGGCTGATGTTGTCCCGGCAGAGGATGCGGTGAGCAGATACGTCAAACTGAACCTGTTCGAACACGAATTTGATGCCCTCGTCTGTTTCGTGTTCAATGTCGGTGTCGGGGCATTCAAAGAGTCAACGTTGCTGAAGAAACTGAACGCCGGGAACTACATCGACGTACCGGGGGAGTTGCGAAAATGGGTAAAGGCTGACGGGAAGCGGTGCCAGGGGTTAGCGAATCGGCGAGAGAAGGAGATCCTGCTGTGGAGAGGTAAATTATGACGGCATATCTCCACCACAGGGTATCTTTCAGATGGATTCCAAAGGTGTGTTTCAACGCTGACGAGCGGTGTCTTGCTCTGACATGGGCAATGTGGACGTTACAGATACTTGGTAGGCAAGGGTAACATAAGGACCGACCCGGAAAACGCGCTCAGAAACGAAATATGGATGCCGGATAGCTGAACCCGCGTAAACAAAGGAGTTACGGACATGATAGCCAAGTTTTTCAAGAACAGATTGAAGGAAGCGTCGACCTATCGAGGGATTATCGTGCTGCTGGGAATTTTCGGCGTGAGCATCGAACCAAGCAAAGGGGATGCAATCGTTGCGGCTTGCATTGCTCTGTACGGTGTCCTCGCGGCGTTCCTGCCCGATACCTTCGGGGAGAAGAAAGAGCCTATGCCGGAGCCTGTCCCGACTACTCCATACCCGGAGCATATCGGGACTGACGATGAACGGGCAGTGGCAAGGGCGCGGGTACCGGGGCAATTCCTGTGATATTCACTAAGTCATTCAAATGCGACCCGGAGTTCATCATCATCCGGCTATGGAAGCGGCTATTCAGAAAAGGAGTCAAAAATGTGGACGTGGATCAAACTGGCAGCAAGTAGTATCGGAACATTCCTTTTACCCTTCGTGCGGATCTTCCTGACGAGTATCGGCCCCGCACTCGTCGCGGCATCAACTCAGGCAGTCGCGGCGACGGCACAGAACATGGCAGGGGCTACCGGCGCGGAAAAGCGGGATGCGGCGTACAAGATTATCGTCAACGATTTGAAATTGAAGGGTATCGAGGCAACGGCGTTGATGATTAATAGTGCGATTGAGGCGGCTGTGGCGAAGCTGAATGAGAAGTGAAGCGGCTCGCTGTCACTGTGCTGATATTGATCACCTTGCTGCTGGGCGGTTGTGGGTGGGTGATTTATCGGGCGCTGTCGCATGATTATTGATTTCTATCGGAGAAAAAATGCAGAACAAATACCACAAAATAAGCGTGAAAGGTAGAAAGGTTGACGCTCACAGATATATAATGGAGCAGCACATCGGAAGGCGGCTATCCCGGCTTGAAGTAGTGCATCACATAAATGGCGACAAATCCGACAACCGGATTGAAAATTTAAAACTGATGACTTTCAGAGAACACAACATCTTGCATGGATGCGTAAGGGTAATAAATAGATGCCGTCGCCACAACCCTAGAAGGGGCGTGGATGTCTCAAATCACAAACTCACAGAACAAAACGTTATCGATATCAGGGCAAGGTGTGAGTCGGGGGCGAGCGTCAGGAAGCTCGGGCGAGAATACGGGTTGTCTCACGTCACCGTGATGCGTATCCGGGACCGGCAGTCATGGGCGCATGTATAGAAAAAGGGCCTCAGAAACGAGGCCCTTCTCTTGTATGGTGCCGGTGGTCCGGGTCGAACGGACACGGGTCGCCCCGCAGGATTTTGAATCCTGTGCGTCTACCAATTTCACCACACCGGCTGAGATTTACCTAATATTAAACGATTTCACCTCCATATGTCAATTGATATGTCAACGGCATGTCACCACCCTGCCCTAACATATCGTTATCATTATAGCTTTCCGCTCACTCCTTGGGATTTTGAGTCCCGAATCTGTGCTGTCAATCCGCTTTAGGCTTGGCTTTACGGTTCTTTTCATTGACATCACCTGTCAATTTTTTCCACCTATCCATCTCATTTGACAGATGTTGCCCGCTCAGATGCGTGTAAATCTCCGTCACCTGGCTCGTTGAGTGCCCCATGAGCCCTTGCAGCGACCGCAGCGAAATTCCCAGTTCATGCCCGACCGTCCCGAACCAGTGCCGAAGCAGATGGTGGTATATCCTCGCGTCAAATCCTGCACGCTTCGCCGCCTCTTTGAGCGTGCCGCGTAGATCGTGGTATGGCCTGCCCGTTACCGCACTCACAAACAAAAACCCCTCCTTGACCGCCTCAGTGCGAGCAATGACCGCTTCCCATACTTCCGCTACCGGCACCGGGACAATCCGCTGCTTATTCCCCTTGCCTCTCACGATTACCGCTTGCCGGGATATCAAAACGTCCTCTTTCGTGAGCCGCAGCGCCTCGCTCATTCTCAGCCCGCAGAACGCCATCAGCTGAAGGGGCAATCTGCGCCGGGGGTGCGCCTCGTTCAGAATCTTGATTACATCGCCTACTGACGGCACGACCGGCAACGGGGCGGTGGTCATCTTCTTGGGGAACTTCTTGATTTTCAGCGCCTCGTCAATGAGGTTCATCTCTACTGCCCACTTCAGCAGAGTGGACAGGGCGCACAGCTCTTTGTTGATGGTGACGGGTCGGACTCCCTCCTCCAGACGCTTCTCCTTGTAAGTATCTACCAGGTGGTGCGTGATGGAGGTCAGGCAGTACTTGCCGAGGATCCGCTGGACGTGCTCCAAGCTCCGCGAGCAGCGGTCGTGGCCGGCGGGGAGGTGATCATTTTTGTATGCCGCGAGGTAGTCGGCGGTAATCTCGTGGAGCCGGGGATTCGTGGAGAGTGCGGAGGAAGGGCGCAGGTGTTTCCTCGCCTCCTGCTGCATCTCCTGGGCCTCCTCTCTGGTGCCCTGGAAGGATCGGCGCTTCCGGTCCTTGCCGTATCCTATGTCAATCTGCCACCAGCCAGCGCCTTTTGTTGGGTGTCTCCTGATGCTCATACCTTCACCAGCCCGTGCAACCTGTCCCGCCAGAACGGACACCATTCCACCCCGGCATCAATGGCCGCGGCCTGTAGTTCCGACTGAACATCTTTCCATTTCGCCTGATGCCCGTAATAGTACCCGGCCAGTCGGCGGCACGGCAGCTCTCGGATGGGCCACCCCGCCAGGAACTCAAGCGCCCCACCCTCGATCACATAGCACCAGGCATCCCGCTGATCGCAATTCAGCGCGGAAGCGTAGCAGCGCAGCACTCCGGCCACCCTGCCCGTGCCCCACAGCATCGGGCTTCCGGTGTAGCAATGACATCCCCGCGTCTGTCCGATGTAGTCCAGGATGGCCAGCGCCCGCGTAGCGCCCTCGATATCCTTCCCGAAGGCGCAGACGTGCATCCCGTTCTGCAGAACGTGATAGGGGGCGTGCCGGGCGAGGTCAGCCGCTTGCCGGTGGTATGCCCCGCGACCGTCCATGAAGGAGATCGCCAGCAGGAGATCCGGGAGCAACTCCACCGGGAGATTGCAGGGGGCGGGAGTGCGGAGGGATGGGAGGGTCATTTTTTATTGAATGTGGTTGGAAACTTTTGCGGCGTCCACGTTCCTTCCGTGGCTTCCCATGTCATGATATTGCCCGTGGAATCGAACTTGATTTTGACAACATTCGTATAACCAAGGAGGCCGGTCCCGAGGGGGTGCGCCTTCAACCAGTCGTACTGCTCTTGGACTGTCGTAAAAATAGGCTGTGCCGGGCCTGAACTCCAATCAATAAGGGTGTAAGTGAGCGCGGAGCCGTCCAGCTTGTACGTGCCGCTTCGGTCTTCACGAGTCACCACCCCGCCGTTAAAAGTTATCGTCCCCTCAACATCTCCGGGGGCCTTCTCTACCCACGTACCCTTGATAGAGTCTGAGGTGGTCCCTCCCCCGCCGCCGTTATCTCCACCACCACCACTTCCACAACCAGCAACCAGCAGCGCCAAAACAACCAGTAATTTTTTCATACTCTCTCCTTTGTTTTCGACTTCATTAGAATGCTTGCAAAACGCATTTTACTGAGACTATAATCCCGAAAAAATTAACAGGAGGTAACAAGATGGTGACGGGAAACGCTCTAGGAACTGACATTGAAACCATCCCGCGCACCGAGGCCACCGACAGCCAGAAGATCGAAGCAATTAAGCAAGTGTTGATGTCAAACAACCATCTCAGCACAATAGTAGCCCTCATTTGCGCAGTAATCATGCACAAGAGGTAACTCCTCCAGTCTCC